CAAATACTGCGCGGCGGCGGCGGCGGAACCGGATATGCCCCGCCGTCAGATGGTTATGTCGAATGAAGATGATGATTAAAAACACTTGCCCCTTGTCCGGCAAGTGGGCAAGTCCAGAGGTAGAGGGCAAGTCAGGCGCATTTCGGGGCAGGGCAGTAGAGGGAAAACGGGAGGCCAACATCGACGCAACAATCATTGCAGGCATAGAGCAGGTAGTGGGATGGGCACTGTGGTTTGCAGCCGTGCGGCGCATCAACCGCGCCACTGCGCCGGCGTGGTTGATGCGGGACATGCTGGCATCCACCGCCCTGCTCGCCGCGTCCACCGTCTGTTTTCTCGCCGCGCTGCTGCTCGGCGCGTCGAATCTGCTGTGGTGGATCGGCATCCTCGCGGGCGGGCTGGCGCTCGCCTACATCGCATGGCACGCGCTGCAAAATCCCGGCCCGGTGATCGGCCCGCTGCGCGCCGACACGGAGCGCGCCGACATGCGCGGCACCCTGGACGGCTGGACGGAGGTCGCACCCCCGCGCACGCGGCGGCCGGCGGGCATGGGCTACGCGTCGCCCTCGCCAACTGTGCGCAATATCGAAGCAATGGAGGTGGCATTTTGAGAACCGAAGAGGTAGAGAGCTGGCAGACAGACTGGGCACTGCGCAACTATGCGCGCCTCGGCGTGCCGGTGGCAGGCTACGGACCGCACCCGACGCAGCCCAACATCACAGTGATCGTGTTGAATCTGCCCGGCGACGCGGCCCCCGCGCCCGACTGGCGCAGCGCCCCGCCCGCGCAGCCGCGGCCCCGCCCGCGCAGCGCATCGTGGCCCCCCGCCATCAACATGCGGGGGCTTATCTCCTGGCTGATGCTGGGGGTGATCGTGGTGAGCATCGGCTATCTGTTCGTCACCGTCCCACAGACCGGCAAGCCGACGCAGACCACGCAGGCCGGCGAGCCGTCATTGTGGGACCGTATCGACGCGGTGCGGCTGCCGTGGGAGGATGCGCCGAAAGCGCCGGCCGCCAAGTCCGCTCCTGGGGAGCCGGTCGTAGAGGCGACGGGCTGGCAGTGGCCGTCGTTCGAGGGCGCCGAAATGCCGTGGGACGCGGCGCGGCAGCGCGTTGACGACACGGTGGAGGGCATCAAAACCGCCGTCACCGCGGGCGGCATCGTCCTCGTGAGTGTGGCCCTGATGGCCTTTGTCATTTGGGTACAGGGAAAGGGGAGAGGCAAGTGAGAAGCGCGACATACATGGCCTTTGTTACCCTGTTTGGTGTGGCGATCTATGCCATATTTGCCAACGCCATCACGTCGCCCGAGATGACCGCCCAGTACAGGGCGTACACGCAGGCCAAAACCGCGATAGAGCAGGCGCGCCAGGAGACGCAGCGCGTGCAGGCGGCGCAGTGGGGCGAGACTGCCCGCACCTGGGGCATGTGGGGCATGGGCGGCCTCAGCGCCGTGGCCGTGGTGGGGATCGGCGGGTGGGCCGTGGTGCGCTGGCAGGAGGAACGCAGCAAGCGCCACGCGTCCACCGAGACGCACACGACGCGCCGCCACGAGCTAACGTGCGACGTGCTGCGACTCTATATAACACAGGTGCTGGGCGACAATGCCACCGCCCGCATCGAGACCCGCAACGGCGTGCGCGGCATTGCCGACTACAGCCGCCGCCAGTGGATACCGGAGGCCACCGCCGCTGCGTGGCTGGACGAGCGTGGTCTGCTGCCGGTCGCGGTATCCACGAAACTGGCCCGGCGAGAGCCGCAGACAATTAACGTGCCGTCAGGCCCACCGCCCTACTATCAGCCACCTATAATTGTGCTGGCAATGCCGCGGGATGGCGAGGAACAAGAAACCAGGCGCGTGTTTCGGATCACAGGCGAGACGCAGGAGTGGGAAGGCGACCTATGAAACGCACCATTTACGCCACCCAGGACCACAAACAGATCGCCATGCTGGTGGTGCTAATCGTCATGCTCGCGCTGGTGGATGGGCAGGTGCGGCGGTAGGGAAAGCGGGGGAGGACCGTCCTCCCCCGAATGAGAATAACAGTTACACGCGGAGATATGGAGATGACAAACAAGACCATTCCACCATCGAGTAAGATTTACCCGCATCCACAAGTTGTATTAACGGTTGAGCAGCTATTCTCGTTCGTAAATCTACAAATCGATAACTGGTACGCTATCGATGCTAACGGGGCCGGGCACTACTTCGAGAAGGAACCATTTGTAGATGGTGAGTCCTGGGGGTGGGACGGCGGCTCTACTCCCTACGGGTACCTTCACGATATGACGGGCGTAGATTGGCGGACGTGCATCTACTGCCGACCTATCGAGCCGACCGAGAGCGACAAAGAAATTTTTGCTACGCTCGAACACATGAGGCGGCAACTTGGCGCAGTCACGTAAATGGAGAGGCTGTAAAGCAAAGCCCCGGACTAGCCGGGGCCGGGTGAATCCTACTGCGCCGGATGGCCGGTATTCGGATTCATAGATGCAGTATATCACAGCAGGAGGATAGTGTAATGGACACAGACCAAAGGCGGAACGGCATTGCTGATGAATACCAAGTTGTCGGTGAGTTAACCTGGCAGGCATTGAGTGACATTGTGAATCAGTTCCTGCGCGACAATGAACTGCCTTCCGATACCCCTATCAATTACATCGAATTGTCATCAGAGATCTTTGGCCAAACTGTTGTTGTCTCCATGACTCACGCAGGTCTGAGTGTCTCTTAGTACGAAAGAAAACACCTCCGCGCATAAACGGCATACTCACTCGAAAGGAATTGCGATCATGGGAATACCCATAACTTGGTACGCGCTGGCAGCAAACACGGAAGACCCGCCACCGCACAATGCGCAGTTTAACTACACCAGCACGGAGGCCCCCGTCGAGGCTGACGAGTACGAGCGGATGCGCCAGCGCGCCGAAACGGCAGAGGCGCGCATCAACGAACTTGAACTAGCGTACAGCCAGCTCGACATGCTGGTGTCGATGATGGATGCGCAGCTACCCAAACCAGCGCCGGGGACTACGTACTCGCAATGGTTTCGGCAGCGACTGGAAGCGCAAGGGTTGATCTAGCCCCCACCCCGCCCCACCCCCCACCCCGCCCCGGCCGCCGCAGCCGGGGCGTTTTTGTTGCCGCAGAACGGCGCGAAAATTTAAGGTTAGCCCTATTGCAACTTATTCTGAATTGTGCTAAAATCAGAAACATAGACAGGCAATCACGAATCATTAGCAAAGGGGACGAACAATGACCACCAAGCGAACAATCCGAGGCGAGAAACACGACATAGCGCAGTTGGTAAATGATGCAATTGCCGCTGCCCAACCCGACACCGCCGCCGCAGTCGCGACCTTGCAGCGCATGGGGCACGCATCTCCCGCCCCCGAACTGGTCAACCGCTACGCCCGCGACTATGCGATTCTGGCAGAACTCCAGCGCATGACCGGCGCAGCGTTCAGCGGGCAGATGGGCAAGATCGGGTTTGACAACGTAGACGCCGCAATTCAGCAGGTCAACGCATATTTGAACCGCCGCAACGCAGGCCACCGCAGCCGATGGGGGAAATAACAGATGAACGCCAGCGAATATGAAATCACTGATGGGTATGTCGGCAGTTTCGGAATCAGCTACAAGCCCGCCGCAGTTGAAACACTGAACGCCGCAATCGCAGCGGCGGCGCGGCGCAATAACGTCACCGAGGCGCGGGTTGTCGAGATGTTGCAGAACGGGGTAAAGGTCGCTTGGTGCGACTCGCCCAACTACTACTACGATCATGGCGTTGGCTACATTCGTCGCAAGCGCGCCTCGCAGCCCCCGCCTCAATTGGTGCGCTGTAGTTGCGGGCACAGTGTAGAGCGCACATTGGTAATGAGTGCCAGTCAGGGCACAAGCTGCCCCGATTGTTACGATAGGATGAGTGAGTAACATGGCAGGCAAAAAGGGCATGACGGGCAATGGCCTTGGCGGGCCGCGCATCGGGGCCGGTCGCCCAACCAAGCGCGTTACTGTCAAGGCTGATGACCAATTTTTCGTAACGACGGTGACGGCGCAAGGCCAAACCGTTTGGCCTTCGGATTTGTGGCAGGTCGTAGAGGTCAGCAGGTCGGCAATCCTGCTGCGCAGCACTGAAACAGGCGATACAATTAAGTTGGTGAGATAAGGGGAAATCATGAGCGAGCGCATCACGACCAAAGAAGAAGCCATTGCAGAAGCGAAGGAGCGACACTCCGGCAAGTGGGGCAGCAGTGCCGCCGTGTATCTCATTGTCGCCTATAACGACGGGGACCATCGGGCAATCCCGGCAGCGTATCTGGACGACATCAGTTACACAGGTAGCCGCCGCGTCGTGGCGAAGGTAGTCAGGGGAGAATAGCCCCCACCCCCCAACCCCACCCCGCCCCGGCCGCCGCAGCCGGGGCGTTTTTGTGCCGCGAGAACGGCGCGAAATTTTAAGGTAAATTCTCCATTTTGGGGGGATACAGATTGTATAGCATTGTGCTATACTAGCGACATAGGGCAATCACGAACGAACGAAGCGAGCGAACCATGAAACTGTACCACGTAAGCCCAATCGACAATGAAGAATCAATCCTAGAGCATGGCTTGGTCCCCAACAGCACCAATAACGGAACGTGCAAGGCGGGTGAGGGTGACACGCTCCAGGGGCAGAACGTTACCGGCGTGTATGGTTTCGTGGCGCTGAAATATGCAATCTGGTTTGCTGAAGATAACCGGGGTATGGAGATGAACACGGTGTTTTCTTTCGACGTACCAGACGGCTACGAAGTGGTAATCGACCCGGAGTACCCAGACGGCGAAGCAATGTTCTTGGTGACTGATGAGCCGGTTATTGTTGAAAAGGTGGAGGTAGAAGTGTGAAGCAGCAAATCAATTTTCGAGCCAGCGATTTGACCGTCCGCCAGTTGGACGCATTAATGCAGCAGTGGGGCACGTCACAGACAGAGACACTTACTGTAGTTATCGACCGAGTTTACAAACAGGAGATTAAAATGGACAGCATCATTATGTGGGTTGGGTCGGGTTGGTATGCTCCCCGGCAGGAGGGCGGGGCTGTTTGGTATTACCGGTGCGGAGACACCAGCGAACAGGAGCCGGACACTTATCCTTTTGGGCTTGGCACGCCCGAATGGTTTGACGAGCCGCCCGTTAGTATGGAGGTTAAGCGCCCCCTAACCACCGTCCGCGAATAATCAGCCTACGCGCCGGGGCCGTGCTAGAATACTCCTACCACCCCGGCGATAGCATCCCCGGCCCGACGCCCGTCAGCAATGGCGGGCGTTTCCGCGCCGCCTCACCGCCTGTCCACGCGGAACCCGATCCCGTAGATAAATGCCCACGCTGCGAGCGCAAACACGGTCGCAGCAAACGCACCGGCCACCGCGGGCGGCGTGTGCATGGCATCGCGGCTGTCCCAGATGCCCATGCCCGCCAAAAACAGCACGAAGCCCACCAGCCACGCGTACATGCGCGGGCGGGTGAGCGCGGCTTGATAGCGCGAGGGCCCCGCCGCCAACTCCCCGCGCACCCGCGTCTGCTCCTCGCGCACCGCCGCCACATCGCGGCGCATGGCATCGAGCGCCCGCTGCATTTCCGACGTGGTGCGAATGACCCCGCCGATTTCGCTGTGCATGTCCTGGACGCCGCGCTGCAACTCCGCGGCTGTGCGCAGGATGAGCCGCCGCGTATCGTCGATTTCGTCCGTGCCGTTGAGCCGCACCGACCCGTTGAGCAGGATATACTGCCGGTTTGCCGCGGGCCGTGACACCTGATACGCCTGCGCCGTGTCCAGGCCCTGCGCCAGCGCGCCCGCCAACAGCGCTCCGGTGATGTAGGCATCGAGGTCGGGCACATCCAACACCGTGCACACGATGGCGCATTGCAGGTCGTCATGCAGTTGGATGGCCGTGTGGAAACTGCTGCAGGAGTTGAGCACCACCAGCGACGGCGGCGCCTGCCGGAGCATCTGCGCCAGGTGCGCCGCGCTGAGCGTGCCATCCGCTAGTTGCAGCCCATCCGCGCCGCTGTGCCCCAAAAACCAGATCACGTTGTATGCGTCGGCCTGCACCGCGTCGAGCACGTCCGACGTGGTGACTGTCCCCAGCACACATTCGGGATGCAGCGCGTTCACAATGCGCTGCATCTCTGCGTCCGCGTTCGCCAAATCCGACCGCGGCGCAATCAACAGAGTCCTTAGCTGTAGCGCGTTCGCCCGCGCGCCCGCCCGTTTCGTCATACCGCCCCGTTCCGAAATGAGCGCCGCACCCATCGCCTGTGAGTGCGGCGCGCCTTGTTACCGATCCATTATCGTCACTGTGGCGGTGCGCTCATCCTCCCGCCCGCCCGCGGTGACGATGTGACACGTCACATTGTAGGACGCGCCCACCGTGCCGCCTTTGAGCCAAACCGTGACCGTCGTGGCCGCGATTACGGTTTCCTCAATCGTCAGCCCGGCCGTCACGGTGACGGTTGCGTCGCTGATAGTGTCCCCCGCCACCAGCCAGGGGCGCTCCCCCGCCCAGTCGAACTGGTAGTCCAACACGGCCTGCGGGTCCTGCGTAAATGCACGCGGCATGTGCGCCTCCGTTAGGCCGGGCCGGGGATGCCGATGTCGAACGCGGTCAGCGTGAACGTGTTGCCCGACGTGACCGCCTGCGATGCACCCAGCGGCCCCGCGGCCAGCAACCGGCTGTTGGTCTGATCCACCAACGCATAATGCGACGCGGTGCCGGTGGCGCTCACCGTGCCGTCAGTGATGGCGCTCACCGTGACCTTGCGCCCGCTGGGTGCGCGCGCGGCCGGTGCGCCCACCGTCGGCGTCGCCTTGACGCCGAGTGCGTAGGTGGTCGCCGCCTGCGTGTAGGTGGTCGCCTCCGCACTCGTGATGTAGAGGTGGGATGCCTCCGTGTCGAGCACGGTCAGTCCATTGTCAAGCACACGATCATTGAGATATGCCATTGTCTACTCTCCTGTTACTGTGTAGGTCCGATTTTCAAACTCGACTACATAGGTCCGGTCCTCAAACTCGACTACATAGGTCCGGTCCTCAAACTCGACTACATAGGTCCTGCTGGCGGGCGTCACCGTGCCGCTGCGGTCCAGCGCGGGCGTACCCAACGTCGGCGCGGCTGCCACCAGGAGGATTGCGGTCAGGATGTGGGTCTGATTGATGGTAGTTGCGCCCACCGCCACCGCCCCCGCATCGATGCCCACCGCCGCCAACGCGTGCACCTGCCCGATGGCGGGCGCACCCAGCACCACGGCCCCCGCATCGATGCCCACCGCAATGAGCGCCGATTCGCCCACCATGGAGGGCGCACCCAACACCGGCGCACTGGTGACGATGCCCACCGCTGCGAGTGCGTGCACCTGCGTAATGGTGGGGCTGCTCAACGTCGGCGCGGTCGTCACCAGTGTTACGACGGTGAGCGCGTGCGCCTGGGTGACGGCGGGGCTGCCGAGTGTTGGTGCGCTTGCCGTAATGCCGTCGGCAATTAGCGCCGTCTCGCCGCCCATGCTCGCCGCGCCGAGCGTTGGTGCTCCTGTCACGACACCCGCCGCGCTGAGTGCGTGCACCTGTGCGATGGTAGCGGCATCGATGGTTGGCGCGCCTGCCGTGACACCGTTGGCAGTCAGTGCGTGCACCTGGGTGACGGTGGGGGCATCGATGGTTGGCGCGGCGGTTGTGATTGCGATGGCCGCGAGCGCATGCACCTGGGTGGCGGTGGGGCTGCCAAGTGTCGGTGCACCTGTCACCAACGCTACAGCCGTCAGCGCGTGCACCTGCGCCAGCGTCGCCGCGCCTAGCGTCAGTGCGCCCGTCACCAACGTTACAGCCGTCAGCGCGTGCCCCTGGGTGGCGGTGGGGCTGCCGAGCGTCGGTGCGCCCGTCACCAACGTTACAGTAGCGAGCGCGTGCGTCTGCGCCAGCGTCGCCGCCCCCAACACAGGCGCGCCCGTCGCGATACCCACCGCCGCGAGCGCGTGCGTCTGGGCCAACGTAGGCGCACCCAGTGCAGACGCGCCCGTTGTGATACCCACCGCCGCGAGTGCGTGCGTCTGGGCCAACGTAGGTGCACCCAGTGCAGGCGCTCCCGTCGTGATGTCGTTGGCAGTCAGCGCATCGTTGCCGCCCCCGCCCCCCGCCGGCACCACGAACGGCACCATCCACAGCCGCCGCTGCCAGTCCGTTGTCCAGGGCACGTTGGGCCCGTCGACCGTAGTCAGTGCGCCGGTTGTAGTTGGCGTGCGGTTGCTGCCGCTGATGTCGCGCACATCGGCAACATGCGGCGCAGGCGTGCAGGCAAACAGCCCGGCCCGCCGCACCGGTGCGAGCTGCGTGCGCTCCTGGTTGATCTCCCGCTGGGTGAGTTCTGCACTCCAGATTTTGACGCCCGTAAAATCAAAGTTGGCAGGGGCGGCATAGGGGTCAAACCCCAGGCTCATCTGCGCATCTACTCCAGATTCGAGCAGGTTGAGCGGCCCGACAACCGGCGCGCCGTCGATCCAGAGCCGGTCGTTGGTGTTTCCACTGCGCGTCCAGGCGACGTGATACCAGACGCCGACACGCGGGCCGCTCGTCGCCGCGTTATCGCTTGTGTTGTCGCCCAGTGACCAGTAGTATGTAGAGCTGGGCCGAAACAGATACACGCCCATGCCTGGCTGAGTCGAGCCCCGAATAGGCCCGCCTTGCTGGTAAGCAAAATCGGCCATCGTATGGAATCTGATCCACGCGCTGGCGGTAAATTCGCTCATGCTCAGCCCAGCAGACGCGGGCCAGTAGAGTACCTGATTGCTGTACGAGATAATCCTGATCGCCACGACCCGGCCTCGCTATGCGCTCTGGTACATCGACGGCACCATTTTCAGCGTGCTGCCGCTGGCCGGAAACGCCTGCCCCGATCTGTTGAGCAAAAACGCCTTGAACTTGCAGGCAGGCAACGGCACCGGCCCCGAGAGGCCAATGCCCAGCGGCACGCGCTGCAACGTCGTCACCGCCCGCAGCGGAAACCCGCCCGCGTAGGCGGTGGCAGGCGCACTGCCCGCCGCACCCGTCACCGCGTCGTCATAGTTGGTCCCGTCCGGCGCCGGGATGATGTACAGGTCCACCGTGCTGCCTGCGGTCGGCGCACTGCCGAACGTGACGCTGAGCTCGAACACCGCGGAGATGTACAGATTCGTAGCGTTGTCGTACTCCGCCCCGAGCGCCCCCGCATTGTTGGCGAGGCTATTGAGTTCGGTGCTCGCCACCGTGACGATGGCCCCTGCTTTCGCCTTGATGTCTGCCATACTATGCCTCCATGACCGCGCGGCTCACGTCGTCCGCGCTGACTGTGCCCAGCCCTAACTGCTGCGCCCGGCTGACCTGCACCGCCGCCAGTTGCAGCAGCTCCTGGTAGGCAGGCTCAGGAATCACGCCCGCCTGCGTGAGCGCACCCAGCATCGTCTGCACGCGCTCGCGTGAGAGGTCGAGCGCGGGGATGTTGGGATTTGCCACCAGCAGCAGCGCCACCTCGGCAATGCTGGCGATCTGCGCATCCTCACCCGCCGCCGCCGCCCGCAGCCGGGCCATGATGCCGTGCGCCGCCATCCACTCTAAGAGCGGCGTAATTGCCACACTGCTCAGCGCGGGATAGCGGGCCATGTTGAGCGCCGCGGCCACCGCGTTGTGGCTGCCGGCCGCGAGCATGTCTGCGTAGCCGAGGCCCTCCGGATCGGTAGTCAGTTCGTCGTGTAGTGTCACTGCGCACCCCCGTACTGCTCTATGATTTTCTCCACACTCACCCCCAACTCTGCCCGCGCCCTGCCCTCCATAGGCCAGGGCAGGAGTGGAGTGTCAGTCAGCACCCTATCGACATACCGATATTGCAGCCGTGCGCCCTCGCCCTGGTTCGCCCAGGGGCTGCCCTCGATGCGGCTGTTGGTGACGGTCACGTCGGACCCATCGAGGTATATCTGCCCGCCGAGCTTGCTTTCCCAGTGCAGCACATACGCCCCGTTGCCAAAGAGCGTCAGGTGGTCGAGCACAGTGCGCACCGACCCCGGCCCCGATGGCCGCGCCACACTCATGCCGAGGCCGTAGCTGCCCACTGCCAGCACGTCGCGGAATACGTTGTCCTGCAACGTGCCCTGCCCCCATAGGCTGAACCCGGTGCGGTGGCCGCCGTCTGCCCAGTTGGTCAATTTGTTGTCGCAGACGGCCTTGGTGAACCTATCGCTGGTGGGGCCTGGCCGCGACGTTGGCCACATCTGCGGCGCCCCGAACGTCCAGTCGCCGCCGCCGTAGTCGCGCCCGATGTTGACGGCCATGCTGCCCAGGATGGCATTGTTGTTGGCGCTGGCGTTTTCGTGGTTGGCCTGGATGAAGATGCCGGTCAGCGCGCGCCCGTAGGCGATCACGTTCTCGACCGTCGTGTTGCTGGAGTTATAGACCCCCAGGTGGTTGCCGTTGGGCCACGTCACCCCGCAGAAGTGCCGCCCGTCCCACTGGCCCCACATCGTGAACGCGCGCCGCACCGTGTTGCCGGTCGTGTTGTAGACGTTGACCATGTAGCGTCCGTCGCCGGCGGCGATCACGTCCTCGACGAGGTTGTTGCGCCCCATGATCTGGATCAGCGTCGTGTTGTCGTTCACGTCGCCGTCATAGACGCTCACCCGCCGCGCCACGTTGTTGTTGCCGCGAATCTGGAGTACCTGGTCGAGCCCGTTGCGCAGCACCACGCCCTCCAGCACGTACCAGTCGCCCACCGGCCCCGGCCAGTTGTCGCCCAGTTTGGCGGGGATGGCCATCCCCTGCCCGTCAATCGTCGCTGCGCCGTCGTTCAGCGCCTTGATCGTGATGGGCCTACCCGGTTCGCCGTTGCGCCCGTTGGGTTGGATGACGCCCGTTGTGGTGGGGGTGTAGGTGCCGTCCAGCAGGATGAGCGTGTCACCGGGCTGGAGCCGCAGCCATGCCCGTGCAAAGGTGCCCAGCGGCGCATTGATAGTAGTGCCGGCATTGGTGTTGTTGCCCGTTGGGGAGATGTAGTACGTCCTGCCCGTCTGTTGTGGCGTAGGCGAGGCAATAGGCGCACCAGACGTCGCCTCGGGCACAGGTGTAGCCGTCGCGGTGGATGGCGGCGGCGTCGGTGTTGGCGTCCATTGCGTCGTGTCCTCCCCCGGTAGCGTGTAGGCAATCGTCACGACGGGCGGCGTCTTGCCCTCGCGACTCCAAAAATACTTACCGCTGTGGTACTGCCCCGCCGCCGTGTACAGCCCCACCGTCACCGAGCCGCGCCCGTCAGCCTGTGCCCTGCGTACCGCCTCCGTCACGTCAAACGCGTAGGGGATGGCGGGATCGCAGAACGCACCGGGGCATGTGGCGGGGATGGGATGCACCACCGTGCGGGCGATGTTCTCCCCCATGCGCGGCGCGTTATCCCAACCTATCCCAAGTTCGTCAAGCGGCGTCGCCACGTCGTACACCTGTATTACGGTGTCCTTTGTGCCGTCCTCGGCGTAGCCCGGCCCGTAACCGGGGTTGCCAAACTGGTGCATGGTCAGCGTTGCGCCCGTCACCGTTGCGCCCTCCGGCAGTGGCGGCATGTCCCACGCGGCGAAATAGTCCGCGTAGCACGGCCAATCGGCAATGTCCCATTGCGTTTGCACGTTGGCATATGGAGACGCGCCCCACGTCAGCGTGCCCCAGGTGGGGAAATAGGCAGGGTGCGCCGGTGCGCCGCAGTCCGTTCCCCCGCCCGTCATAGCGTCGGCAGTCAGGGGCACACTCACCACATGCTGCCCAGGTGCGCCCGCGTAGTCAGGCAGGCCCCAACGCAGCACGCCGGCCCATTCGCCCGCCGTGAGTGCCCACCTGTCACCCTCAGCAGGCGCGCCGCCAAGTTCAGCCCACGGTATGACACGAAACGCAGTCCAACCCCTACAGCCCGCCCCGTCACAGCGGTTACGCACGTCCCATGTATCGCTGCCCGCGGCAATGGGGTAGGTGCGCCCGTTCAGCGTTACCGTCACCGTGTCGCGCGTGCGGGGGGAGACTACCTGCAAATAGGCCATGACGCCCTCGGCGCGCCCGATAATGCGCAGTTGCCCGTAGCCGCCTGCGGGTGACACCGTGCCCCAACGCACAATGCTCATGTTGTTGGCATCCAGCCGCGTGTCACCGGAGCGCGCATCTAGCAGCAGGGGCACGTTGGCGACGTTGCCCGTCAGAGCCGCGTCAGGGGTAGCCGTGGGCGTGTCAGTCGGCTGCGTTGTCGGTGTCAGCGTCGGTGTTGCCGTGGGCGTATGGGTGACGGTAGGCGGCGGCGGCGGGGGCGGCTCAGGGGTAGCCGTGGCCTTCGGGGTGCAATTCAGCGTCACATTGCCCGCCGCGTCGGTGGCGATGGTGCAATCGTGCGTCTGTGCCTGCGCGGCCGCGGGAAGCAGCGCAAGGGCGATGAGGATGGCGAGCAGTGTGAGGATTGCTGCCCGCCTCGCCGTCGTTACCGCATATACACGTAGGGCAGATAGACCAGCACCCTGGGCTTGGCCGGGAAAATGCCCGTGTCCGTCTGCGGGGTCGCAGTGGGCTCCGGCGGCGGCGGCGGCGTGGGGCGCGGCACGCATGATAGCGGCGTGCAATTCGGGTCCGGTGTCGGGGTGACAAGTGGCGTCGGCCCCGGTGGGGGCGTGGTAACGGGCGGGATGGTCTGCCCCACCACACCGGCAGGCGGCAGCAGTGCAGCCACGCCAGCCAGCGCCAGCGCACAGACCAAAACGACGATGACGAGACGCATACAAAAGGCCTTTCACTTCGGTTGGATATTGTCGCATCTCTATCATACTCCTGTAATCATCATTGTTACTGACCGGCAACTGACATTACGCCGCGCCTTGCGCTCCATCGGGCGGCGGTGGCACAGGTGTCGGCTCCGCGGGCGCAGGCACGAAGGCCTTCGCCTCCGGGTTGTACTGGTAGCCTTCCGGCACCCCCAGCATCTCGGCAGCCGTCGCTACCGCCGTCTGGACGGCGACGTTAAGCGTCTCCTGCTGGCGCATGTAACCGGTGATGCGGCTGGCGAACGCGTCGGGTACTGCGATAATGTTGCTGCTCATTCTGTGTCCTCACTTTCGATTACCCGCACAGGCGCGGGGATGGTGTTCATTACCTGCGCTGCCGACCCCAGCGCCATCTTGCGGCGGCTGATGACGGCCAGCGGGATCGGCCCCGGCGGTGTGCCCTCGGGGTCGGTGGCCAGGCTGACGGGCGTGACGATCCATTCTCCTAGGGCATGGAACAGCCGCTGGATCTCCAGCCATTCCGCCGCCGTGATGTTGCCCTGACCCAGCGGCACCTGGTCCGCCGGCGTCGCGGCCAGAATCTGGTCAGCGCCGCCAAACAACCACAGGCGCCGCACCGTCGCCAGCATGTCGTAGATGCCCTGCACAGCCGGCTTGATGGTCCGGTAGTGCCGCTCCAAATCCTCGAACAGTGGTAGTTCGTCGTCGGTCGGTAGTGTGATAGCCATTGCTCCTATGCTCCTATTGCGTCCAAACGTGCGTCTAATTGCTGTACTGCCCTGGTCAGCACGCTGATCATGGCACCGATATCGCGCCCTTCCTCTAGCGTACCGTCCGGTTTCCGCACCTTCTTGCGGGCGAACGCCGGGAGGCTGCCATGGTCGATCTCGCGCTTGCCCTGGTTGGTCTTGCCCGCCACATTACGCAGCTCGGCGAGCGCATCGCCGTCATAGTGCGGGGTGCGGTCGGTGATCGACTGCGCCGACATGTTGGCGGTCACGTATACGTTGTTGCTGGCCGTGAACGTTGTGCAGTTGGCCGTGATGGCCCCGCCCGTCGTGCCACGGTTGCGGGCCACCACCAGTGTAGCATCCTCATACGTGCCGCTGCGGTTGTGCCCCGCCTGTAGAATCACACGGGCATCATAGTCGGCTGCATTTGTGCTGCCGACGTAGCTGGTGAGGATGAGATCGAGCACCTGATAGGCGACGTCGGTGTTGCGGTAGGTGACGAACCCGGCGTAATTCTGCGTGTCAGCCCAGGCAGATGTCAGCGACGTAAACCACCGTACTGCGCTGCTGTTGGTGGGGATGTTGGGGCTGGTCGAGTCTACCAGCAACATGCGCTGTCCGTCCGTGCTGATGCGGATGTTGCCATTGCCGGCGTAGACGCTGCCCGTCACATAGAGAGCGCCGTCCACCGTGCCGGCCAGCGTGATGTTTCCCCCCTCGTACTTGAAATACTTGTCAGACCCGTTGCCCGCGTAAAACCTGGGCGTGCCCCCGTTGTACTGCATCTGGATGCCGGATGTGCCGAACGTGGATGAGTTGACGGAGAAATCGCCGCTGACTGTGGCGGAAGTCGCAAACACGCGGCCATCCAGGTATGCGCGGAAGGGAGCCGTTGCGCGGTTGGCATGTGTTGCCCCGGCCCAGAACGCCACTGCTGCCGCCGTCCCGTCGCCGCCGCGCACGCCTGCCGTGTTGGTGTCGGTGCCGGTGCCCAGTTCTAGCCGGGCGTTGGTTGTGGTGCCGCTGTAAAGGCGAACATTGCTGCTACTCAGCAGGCCGCTGGCAATCGTCCACCCCGACGCCCCGCCGATGTAGCCGGTGTTGGCGGTGATGTCGCCGCTGATGGTCGCGCTGGTGGCAACGATGGCACCGTCGTGCTGCACGCGGAAGGGAGCCGTTGCGCGGTTGACATAGGTGGCCCCGGCCCAAAACGCAATGCTCGTTGCCGCACCTGCGCCACCGCCCACCCCTGCCACGTTGTTGCTGGCCCCGGCGTAATCGCCCACCTCGATGCGAGCATTGCTGCTGCCGGGCGCGGCCACGAGGCGGATGTTGGTGCTGGCAATGTTGGTCGTGTTGATCGCCCAGCCGCCCGCCGCGGTGCCGATGTAGCCGGACTCAGCGGTAATCTGCCCCCGCACCGCCAGCGTGCCGCCATCCCACGTCAGTCGCCTATCACTGCTGGATGACCCCACCCAGATGTCTGTGCCGGCGGCGTCGATGTTGACCGTCTGCGTCGCGCCGCTGTAGAGCTTGATGGGCGTGTTGTTGAGCAGCACGCCCGAACTGCTGGCCTTGATCCACTGGTCGGTCGCCGCAAATCCATTGCCGGCCATCATGCCGTACTCGTTCGACACCGCCGTGATGCCGGTGAGTTTGCCGACGCGCACCTTGACCTTGCCGGAGGTGTTCCAGTCGGCATGGGTGACGATCCCATCCACCACGTCGATAAACGGCGCGTTGGTATCGTCGGCGGTCAGGTAGACCGACCCGCGCCGGTTGGCGTTGCTGCTGTTCCCCAGCCGCACAAACTCCATACCCACCTGGGGGGCGATGGAGCCGCTTACCACATCAGCATCAAACGTAAACGAATTGAGCACCGCCGTCACGGTGAGGTCGCACTGATAGACGCCGTTGCCGGCGAATCGCTGCGCCCTGATTTTGTCGTCAACCAGGAACCCGTGCCGGTCCTCTGAGTCGCACGCCAGCCGGTAATCGTCGCCACCCAAGCTCGTGACCGTCTTGACCTTGGCGGTAGACGATACAAACACGCTGCCATTGGTCGCGCGGATTTGGCGAATCAGCAGCTCGTAAACACTCAGCCTCCCGCGCACGGTGAGGTCGTCCACTTCCATGTGCGTGCGCGCCGTGCTGCTGATGCCCTGGTCGAGCCGGAACCCGCTGCCCGCAAACCCGCTGACAAAGCTGCTGGTCTGAAATGCCTTGCCGTCACTCAGCCGCACCTGGTTGTTGCCGGGCGTGAGGATGACCGCATCCGCCGGCTGTAGCGTGAGACTCTGCCCGGTGTTAGTGTCGATGAGCGGCGTCTGCGTTTTCGTCGTGCTGTACGTCTCCGCTGTGCGCACGGCCACCGTCGCCCGCAGCGTGCCGGTGACGTCGGCCTCATACGAAGGCGCAGCGTTGCCCACCCCAAAGCGCCCGCCCTCCGTGAACCGGAATAGCTCCGTCGCGGCGGTCGAGTTCGTGCCGTTGGCCCCGATGACAAATGCCGCCGCCGTGCTGTTGTTGTCGGAGTCGAGAAACAGGTAAGCCGAGCGCGGCACGTCGATCACAGCGTGGCCGGCGAAATTCAAATTGCCGACGCCGGTTGTTTCGTCCACCGTGCCGATGTCAATCAGCTTGACCGTCACCCCGCCGCCGCTGGTCGAGCGCAGGATTGCCGCGGCGGGTGTAGTGGCAACGTCACTGGATGGCGTCAGCAGTGCCAGCGCGTTGGTGGCCGATAGGCCCACCACCTGCAATGCGCTGCCCACCACCGTGTGATCGGCAGGGTCAATGATGTTGTGCTGCCGCGGGTGGATGCTCTCGCTGATGTCTACGCCGTCAATGGTGACGCCCGGTTCCACCGTGAGATTGCCGGTCAGCGACCGCGCCCCATTGCGCAGCAGAAACTGGGGGGCCTGGTCGTCGCGCAGCGTGCCCTTGTGATTCGCCCCGCCCAGGTCGTGCACTGCCAGCGTGGTTGCGCCGCCGCCCCCGCCCGCGCCCGCGCCCACCAGCATCGCTTCGATGCGCGGCAGGAAAATCGGCCATAGTTCGTTGGCGAGCTGCGTCTGTCTCTGCACTATCCCGCCTGCACTTTCAGCATGTCGAGCAGCGTGCGCTCGCCTTCAAATTCGATGCGCCAGCCGCCCGATTCGGCGTCGTACTCCGCGGTTTCGACAAACGCGGGCGACAATCCCCCCTCGCCTGCAAGGTCACTGTCCAGGTCGGCCAGTTCCACCCACATCCCCGCCGGCAGCATCCCCGCTGGCCACGGCGAACCCGCCGCGTCGGTCAGCCGCACTTTGCCTCCCGCCGCGAACATGCGCAGCGTCTCGCCGGGCACCGCGGCGGGTTGGGTGGCCAGCCGCAGCACGAGGTCGGGCGACACATCCGCCAACACCCGCGCGCCGCCCGACGCGCCGATTTTGGTCAGCCGGTCCAGTTCGTCGCTCACCGCCGCCTGCTGGTCCATCGTTGGATAGCCGTTGACGCCCGATGTGTAGCCGGTGGCGAGCGTCATAAACTGTGCCTTGCTCGCCAGCATCGTCTCCGCCATGATGCCGGTGTCTTCGACCGCCCACAGTTTGAAACGCAGGAACCAGCCGGGGACGTGCGTCACCCAGGCGCTGCCGGTCCACATCTGGCAGGCTCCGTAGGCGGTGGGCGTCATGCCAACGTTGTAGTAGTTGAGGCCGTGCACCGCGCCCGAACGCCGCACCTGAATCCAGTAGTTGCCCGCGGCCAGCGTAACCGTGGTTACGGGCACCCACACCGCGGTCATGCTGTCGGTCAGCGCCGCCGCCGCGAGGGTGCCGCTGGTGAGCAGGCTGCCCAGTGTGCCGCCGCTGTCGGTCAGCACCCGCACCTCCAGGCTGTCGGTCGGTGTGCCCACCGTGCCCGCCTCGACCATCACGCGGTCGATCTTCATCGCCGCCCCGAGCGTAAAGCGCTGCGCGACCTGATGGCCGTGCAGGGTGACATTGGCTGACGCGGCGGTGCCGGGCGCTTCGTAGGTCGCCGCGTCCACCGTGCTCAATTTCTGCGCCTGCGTGAGCGTGATGGATGGCCCCGCCGCTTCGTTGGCGATGGCCCCGCTGACGGCCGCCGACGTGCGCAAATGGTCGCCGCCGGCATTGCCCACCCAGTGCCAGCGGCTGTTGAGCGCTGACCCCTGGACGCGCAGCCAGTGGTCTGACTTGACCATGGTCATCCCCGCCCACGAATCGATGATGTCGTCGGAGGGTTCAAAGCGGATCGACGTGTTGGTATAGGTGTCCACATCCTCCGACGTGCCATCGCCGACGGTGAACGTCTTGTTGTTGGCGCTCGATCCGCTGACCGTCACCAGCATCCCCGTCTGGATGGCTTCCAGTCGCCCGCCCGCGTCGTGGATGGCCGCGCCGCCGAACCCGATTTGATTCGACGCGGCGATGCCCCACCCGATGGGCTGCGTCTCCGTGCCAGACGGCATGTGTTCCAGCCGCCCATCCGTGCGCAGGTAGTAGCGCCAGCCAAGCGCCGCGAACCACCCGCGGCATTTGAGCGTCGCCTGCGGTGTGTTGTCGCCCGCCTGTGCCTTGCCGTAGGCCGGTCGCGCGCCCTGGGCCAGCAGCCGGTCACGGTAGGTGGTGGCCATGCTGGGCGTCGCCTGCCCGATGGACTCAAAATGCTCGCGAATGCCGTATTCGCCCTGGCTGCCCGCGTCGTCAACCCACGCCGTGGTCAGCGCCGATTCGACGGCCCCCTCCAGCGACGAATAGGTGATGGCGACGCGGTTACGCAGGTTGTCGAGGCTGCACGTCACCACCCAACCATCCAACTGCAGGGCCACCTCGTGCATGTAGCCCCACCACACGGTCGAGCCGGTGGGGTTGACGACATTGACCCCGTAGCGCAGCCACTCGCGCAGGCTTTTCAGCCCCGCCCGCGTGCCGGTCACGGCGATGTCGCATTCGACCGGCCCGCCGTGCGCCGCGGCTTTCCACCGCAGGGGGCGAAACTCCAGGTCAGCCTGGACGGTGATCGGCTGCCCCTGCCGGGTGGTGAACTCAGCGCCGAACGGATAATTAAACATTGTCGTACACCGGCCTGTACCATGCCCGCACCAGGATGGCGCGCCCTGCCGTCCAGTTGGCGTTTTCGTCGGCCATGATGTAGATGCGCTGGTCGCGCTCGGGGAACACCATCAGCGGCGCGCCCGACGCCCGCACAGTGGGGTAGCGACTTGACCCCGACAACCAGTACGCGCCGCCCTCGATCCCGTCGTCCTCGATGCTGTCCAGGTTGGCGAGCGTGTAGCCGATCTGCCGCAGCCGCCGGTAGCTGTCGGTGGGCATCAGCATCACAAAATCGAGCGTGCCGGAGCCGCTCAGTGTCGATCGCACGGTGATGGCCAGCGCCGCCGCAGCGTTGGCGACGTTGTAGCCGCCGGGGGGGATCGGAAACTCGCCCAGGTCCACCACCTCGCCCTGGTTGGACCGCTCCTGCCCGTAGCGGTTGGGCGTGTAGACACTGGACACATAGGCGCCCACCGACGCCCGCAACGCCGCCCCTGACGACACACTGTCGAAGGCGGCGATCACGCGGAATGTGCGCCCCTGCGCCTGCCCCAGCAACGTCGCTGACAGGGGGAATAACCATTGCAGGCTGCTGTGTGTTACGCCTGCCCCCCACGAGGCCGCGGCCCCGGCGTTGGCCTCGCTGCCCAACAGCCACAGGTCCGCGCTGGTGGGCGCGCTAAAGGCGTTGACGCCGATGAACATGTTGCGCCACTGGATGCCGGTGCCGCTGTTGTTGGTGACGCGCAGCCGGATCGGTGCGGGTCGCGTGCCTTTGACGCGGGCGGCGGCGATGCCTGCCCAGTTGGGCACTGATACGTTGTCGTTGATGGCGAGACTCACCCCGCCGGTGCGCTCGGTCTGCGTCGAGGAGGATAGCCACATCTCTTCCTCCGGCCCCTCCCAGCCCGCCGCCCGCTCCCAGGTGACGGTGACGCGCACGGTACTGGTGGCGCTGTAGAGGCTGCGCTCCGCCGGGGCCTGTGCGTAGTTGGCATCGCCGTCGAAGATCTCGCAGCGGAAAATGTCGCCCGAATCGACCGGGCGGAACTCGGCGAATACGCGGGCGGTCAGCGCCTTCTCCCGCTCACGCGCCCGCGCGAACATCTGCTGCACATCCTGGACGGCCGCGCGGATAGCGCTCTCTGTGCCCTCCAGGATGAGGGGGAACGATTCCGTCACCCGCGCCGCCCCTGGTTGGCCGCTGGGGAAATAGGTTGCGCCCAGGTACGCGCCCGCACCGCTGAGGGTGAGCGTGGTCGTGCCGTCGGTCAGTCGCAGCAGCATCTACGCCCCCATCCCCGCCAGCGCGTCGCGCAGCGTGTTGACCACATAGTGCGCATCGCGGTCCGACTTGACCGTGATGCCGCCCATATTGATGTTGATGGTACGCGCCTCGCCCGTAGGCAGGTTGTTGGTCTGCCCGTTGGTGTAGACGCGGCTGCCCGCGGGGAGCACCACCTGCTCATAGCCGCGCTCGTTGATTTGCGCCGCCCCGCCGCGGAAGTAGGATGTGCCGCCCGCCTCCGGGGTGGAGGGGTCGCCGTCCGCGCCGCCGTTGCCGCCGCCGCCGAGATTGCCGATGGCATCCATCACCGCCTGCCCTGCCGACGCCAGCCCGGCAAAGGGGTTGGGCAATTCCAGGCCAGCCAGAAACTCTTTGAACTCGCTGAACTTGTCCGTCACCGTGCCCACGATGTCGATCACCGGCTGGATGTAGCCCTTGACCTTGGTCCAGATGTCCTCAAACGTTTTGCGCACCGACTCCAGGTGCGGCGTGATGTCAATGCCCAGGCTTTTCAGCGTGTTGATGATGGGTTCGCTGATGTTGCGCGCCACCGCCCGCATGAACGTGCCCAGGCGGGAGAACAGACCGCGGAAAAATGTGCTGAACTCGCTTGCCACCCGCTTGGCGCTGCCCCACACCGCCGTCCAGTCCCCGTCAATCGCCGCCCGCACCCCCGCCACGACTTCGGTGAGAATGACCGTAATCAGCTTGATCGTCGCCGTCACCTGGTCGATGATGGGTCCCAACAGGCCCGGCAGCGTCTCGAACGTCGTCGTCAACCGCTCAATGCCGAAATTCACCGCAATCGCCAGCCCCACGCCGATGAGCGCGACAAACGGCGCCAGCGCCTGCATCAGCCCACCGATGGCCCCGCCCAGCTCCTGGAGCTTGGGCAGCAGCGGCGCGAGCTTTTCTGGCAGCGCGTTGAACGCGGTTTGCAGCCGTTCCAGCGCCGGGGCGAAAAAGGCTGCCAGCAAACCGCCGACAATTGCCGCCTGCGCCGCAAAGCCGCTCAACGTCGTGCGCAGGTTGCCCGCCCCCGTCTGCACCGCGGCAAACGCCGCCTTGATGCTGTCAAACGTGCCCTGGATGGCGGTCCACGCCGTGGTCGTGGCGGTTTGCAGCGCGGGCCACGCACCCTCCCACGCCGTCTGCAGGGTGGTCAACGCCGCGGGCAGCGTCGTGTCGAGCCATGTTTTTGCCGTGGTCCACGCCGCGCTAAGCGGGGTCCACACCGCGCTCCACGTCGCCTGCGCTGCGGGCCACACCGTATCCCATTTTTCTTGCATGGTGGCAAGCGCCGCGGGCAGGTCGGTGGAAAGGAACGTCTGCGCCGTGCCCCAGGCGCTCTGGATTGCGGGCCACACTGCGTCCCACGCCGCCTGCATGGCGGGCCATGCAATCGCCCACGCCGCGGCCAGCCATGCCAACGCCGCCGGGATGTTGATCGAGAGCCACGTCCACGCCGCGGCGAGCCCCGTGCGCAGTGCATCCCACGTCGCACCGAACGCCTCCAGCATCGCCGGCCACGCCGCGGCCCATGCCCCTTGCAGGCTGGTCACTGCCAGCGGGATGGCGATTTGCAGCCACGCCCACAGCGCCAGCGCCGCACCCTGGATGGACTGCCACGCCGCGCCGATGGCGTTGACCGCATCGCGGATGACATAGTAGTCAGCGCCGCCGCCGGTCAGGGCGTTGGCGATGTTCCAAATCAATTCGGGTACGTCCAGGTAGCCCTCGCGGAACGACTGGATCGTTTCGGCGATTTTGCCGAACGCCTCGGAGATCGTGCTGATGGCCCCGTCGACCGCCGCCGCCGCCTCGGGGAACGCGTCGCGCAGCGTCTGCGCCAGGGCCCCGAAGTCGCCGGTCTGAAACAGGCTGCTCACCGCGGCCACGAACCGGCCCAGCGCCTCGGCTGCGGGCTGGACGGCGGGCGGCAGGTTGGTCAACCAGTCGTTGAGATAATCGCCGTCCTCGACCACGAGGCCGATATAGTTGGCGAAACTGCGCAGCCCGTCGGCGATGGCGTCGAAGTCCAGGCCCGTTACCGACTCGGCCAGATCCTTGAAATAGGTCGCCAGCGCCGCCACCCGCTGTTGGATGCCGCCCAGGTTCTGCTGCCACATCACGAAGCCCGCGGCGACCGCGCCCACGCCCAGCACCAACAGGCCCAGCGGACTCGCCAAAAACGCCGCTGCCGTTGCAATGCCGCTGATGGCCAGCATTAACGGGCCCGCCGCGGCCAGCACCGCCGCAAACGCCAGCGCCGCGTCGATGACGGGGCGAGGCAGCGCACCAAACGCCGTGATGCCGTCGGCCACGATGCGCACGACGCCGCTAAATGTGTCCAGAAACGGCAGCGCTGTGCCGATGAGGAAACTGTCAATCGAGCCCATGAGGTACTCGACCGCGCCGCGCATTCCCTTCATGCGCGCGCCCGCGGTCGCCGCCGCCGACCCCTCCTGGTTGACCGCGGCTTTCATCTCCAAAAAGCCCTCTTTGCCCTGGTCGAGCAGGGGAATAAACGCCTTCATCCCGTCGCCCAGCATGATGGTGCCGAGCGCCGCGTTGCGCTGTTCGTCGGTCAGCCCTGCCAGCGCGGTGTCGAACACCTGGATCACGTCGGCCCATGGCAGCATCTGGCCCTGGGTGTCGTAGACGTTGATGCCAAGTTCTTCCATCAGCCCCGCCGCCTCTGCGGTGGGATTCATCAACCGCATCATGGCGTTTTTGAGCGCGGTGCCGGCGTCGGAACCGGAGAGGCCGACGTTGCTGAGGATGGCGAGCGATGCGTTCAAATCGTCCAACTGCTGGCCCGCCGCACTGAACGCAAAGCCGCCCTGCTGCAAGCCCGCGCCCAGGTCGGACATATCCGCCGCCGATGCGTTGGCCGCCGCCGCCAACTGGTTGGCAACGCTGGCGCTCTCGGACGCGTCCAGCCCGAACGCATTGAGCGCGCCGCTGACCAGCGTTGCCGACTCTGCCAGCCCCATGCCGCCCGCCGCGGCCGCGTCCAGCACGCCCGGCAGCGCTTTCATCACGTCCGCCGGGGCCATGCCTGCCTTGGCGAGTTCCAACTGCGCCTGCGCAGCCTCGCCTGCGCTGAACGACGTCACCGCGCCCATCTCCAGCGCCTGCGCCTGGAGCGCGGCCATCTGGTCGCCGGTCGCGGCGCTGACCTGCGCCATGATGTTGAGCGACTGCTCGAAGTCAGCGGCGCTGCTGATGGCGGCGGAGGCGATGCCTACCAGCGGGGCCGTGACGCCCAACGACATGGCCGCGCCCGCCTTGCGCATGGTGTCGGAGAGGGAGTTGATGGATTGCTGCGCGCCGTCGGTCCCGATCTCGATGGTTCCGTATGCGCTGCCGAGGTTTACGCCCTCACCCATGCCCTAATCCTCCCACGTCCCGTCCTCGCGCACCTGCACTCTGCGCAGGCTCGCCGCATCGATATTCAGCGGCGCATACTCCCGCGGCCTTGACCCGTCGTCCAGCAGCTTGGCGAGCGTCGTCTTGGGCTTGCCTTTGGCGTCGCGTTCGTTCAACTTGCTTTCGACCCACGTGCCAAACTCCATCACCGCCACATCCAACTGATAGGCCGCCCAAGCGTCGTCTACACCGACAATCTCACTGGGCAGCCGGTGGTACGTCGCCGACAACGAATGTAGATTCCACGCCTGCGCCTTGTTCGCCACGAAAAGGCTCCAGGCGTCCCGCCGCCGCGTTCGCCCAGTTGAAGATCACCTGCTTGTCGGCGCTGGGCAGTTCTGCCGGGTCCAACTCCGCAGGCTCGACAATGCAGGCCCGCGCCACCACGTCGAGCACCTGCCCGAATTTCTCGACGTCGCCCAGGTCCACCGGTTGGTCCGGCTTGCGCTTGAGCATCTCGGCCACCGGTGCCCGCAGCGTCGTCGGGATCTGCCCGCCGTGCGCGAGGTCGATTAGCGTCACTTTCTTAAGCCGCACGTCCAGGCCGGAGGGGAGGGTGAACGCCTCCCCCTGGCTTTGCCGTGCGCGCCATTCTGCAAGGTTCATGTGTCGCGCTCCTGACTGCCTTAGCTGGCAGGCACCGTGGTCGCCGTCTCGTTGTGGACGATCTCTGCGATCTTCGTGCCGTTGGTGATGGCGATGCCTTCGCAGGACTGAATGTAAAACTCCCCGTCCGCAAATTCGCCCTTTAGGCCGCCGGTCAGCTTGCACTTGTAGAGCAGCACATGGATGTCGCTGCCGTCGTCATTGATGATCTTCCCGTAGATTTTGAAGTACGGCGATGTGTCGCCGGCAGCGATGGTCAAGGTGTTTTTCTGGGCGGGCGTCGTGCCGGTCGCGGCAATGGTGCGGCCCGTCATCACCTTGATAGCGTCGAAGCTGATGCCGCCCGCCTCAAACTCCCACTCGATCTTGTCTGTGATGCTGGCGATGGCCTGTACCGCGTCATCGCCGCGCAACTCGCCCGAAATCAGCGATTCATTAAAGCTCAACGTCTGCGCAGCCGGCAGCACTACGGCGGTGCCCGAGGGCAGCGGCACCAGCGTGATCTGGCGCAGACCAAACGGCTTGGTGTTGCTTGTCAATGGCATGATGTATCTCCTTGCCGCTAGAGCGCGGCCACTGTCTCTTGTTGCACAAACTCATACACGAGGGAGCCGTTTGTCACCGCGACCCCCTTGGCGTAACTCACCCAAAACTCCCCATCGCGGAACGTGCCCTCCAGCGCCTCCACCTTGCAGCGGTAGAGCCGGGCGATGATGTCCCCGCCGTCGGCCGCCACGGCCCGCCCCGCGATGCGCAGGTAGGGCATGTGGGCCCCAGCGTCCTGGCTGAGCGTCAACGTGCGGTTGGGCGTGCTCCCCACCTGGTTGGCCGCGCCGCCGGTCAACTTGGCGAGCGCCTCCAAAGAGATGCCGCCCGCCTCCAACTCCCACTCCGCACCCGCCACGAACGACGCCGCGCCCACGAGGTGCCCATCCGCTTCGAAGCGCGCCGACTCCAGCAGCGGGGTGACGTGCAGCATCAGCGCCACGGGCAGGAGCACCTTGCCGGTGCCGTCGCTGCTGTAGAGCGCAATCTGCCGCAGCCCAAAGGGGTAATTGCCGTAGCCTGCCATTAGCCCGCGCTCCTGTTCACCGTCGCCACGTATCTCGACATAATGGCCGGCACGCCTAGCGCCTGAATCTCGATGCCCAGAATGTCGTCAGCGTGCCTGACGTCCCACGCACCCGCCAACGTCTGCCGGTGCAGCACGTGGTAGGCCCGCGCCCGCGCGGCGTCGATCGCTGCACTGCCATGCTGCTGATACAGCCACAGCACTACGAACAGCCGCGACCCGTCGGGGTGGGGGCCGGTGGGCGCCTGTGTCTCCATCTTGAGCAGGCCGCAGGGCTTGAGCTCCTGGTAGGCGTCATAGGCTAGCGGCGTCGCCTGCCGGCTGATGTCGGTCACGGTCAAACCGTCGTACAGACCGCCGGTGAGGATGGCCGCAAGCTGCGCGTCGCCTTGGAGGGCTGCGAGGATGGCGGCGTAGGCACTCACGCGAACGCCTCCCGCAGCATCTGCATCAGGGGCTCGTAGTGGGATTGCATTGCAGGCATGATGCACGCATACCTGGACGAATTCGCGAGTTCGAGCCAAACACCATAATTTATAGTCGCCCCGTGACTCAGGTAGATCGTCACCACCTTCGCCGCAAAGTCGGCCTCGCTCGTCCCGAACAGGCCTGTCCGCGCATTGCCGGTCCTGTCCGTCCAGGGCGCGTTATTCTTGGCGTCGTTCTGCATCTGCGTAGCGGTGTACTGCGCGATGGCCGCCACGGTCCGCAGCACGCGGTCGCCGTAGCGTTCGATGGCCGTCGCCAGCTCGCTCGGTGGGCGCTGCCAGCGGATACCGGAGGTCTGCGTAGGCATTAGTGCACCTGCCTCGCCTGCGCCTGCGTGCCGTGGTCGCGGTTGGGGTGGATGGCCGTCACCTCGTAGAGCATTGCCCCCACCGTGAAGCGATCGCCGGGCTGAATATTGAGCGCCGCGTCACCCACCACGATGGCCGCGCCCACTGCCGCCTGGATGGCCTCCAGGTCCGACGTGCCGGCCTGGATGTTGCCCCCGCGGGCGATGCGCACCGTCTGCGCGACGAGCGTCTGGTTGCCGCGCCGGATGGCGATGCTCTGGGGCCGTTCGTTGCGGATGGCCAGCAGGTCGGCGGTGATTTGGTTGCGGTCAGCTTCGGTAAGCATCAGACCTCCATTGCCGCGGCGCTGAACGGATTTGCCCGGTAGCGCGACCCATAGCCTTGCAGCGGGCGCACGGCGTTGTGATAGCCGGTGAGCGCCTGCGCTGCCTGCGCCTGGATGGCCGCGCCCACGCCGCGCTTGTCCACCGATTCGTCGCCGATCTTGTAGCTCCAACCGTCGCCGGCCACCGCGTTCGCCTGTTCCATCAGCGCCAGGTACTGTGCATACAGCAGCGCCACACGCGCCCCGTTCTCACTGAGCCGCCCGTAGATGCCTGCCGCGGCCACATGCCGCGCCGCGTAGCGCAGCGTGCGAGCGGCAGTGTAGGCCGGCACGGGGTCAAGGCGGATACTGTCGCCTTCGATGTAGTGCGCCTCCTGCCAGCCGTTGCCGACCGGAATCAGCCCGTTGTCGCCTACGATCACGCCGCCGCCCCACCCCACGCCTCCCAGTTCGATGACACTGAGGAAATCCGCCGGCAGCGCATAGCTCGCCACGCCCGCAGTTACCTGGATGGTAGCGGTCGTGATGACGGGCAGGTCCTGCGACAACTGCGCCACGGCATCGCGGCACAATTGTTCGTAGTCGCTGGGTACGCCGTTACGCTGTGGCGCGCTGCGTTGCAGCCGGTCGGCAAGGGTGGCGAGGGAGATGGTCATTTGGCGGCCTTGCTCCGGGGAGCCTTGGGCGCGGCTTCGTCTGCCGGTGCCTGTTCCGGTGCCTGTTCCGGTGCGGCTTCACCCGGCGCGGCTTCGTCTGCCGGTGCCTGTTCCGGTGCCTGTTCCGGTGCGGCTTCACCCGGCACGGCGAACACGTCGCCATACTGCGCCCGCCATGCCGCAAGCATGTTGGGCGTCGTGGTCAGCATCTCGCCAGGATAGGCCACCTGCGTGCCGATGGTGCGTTCGCCTTTGCCGATATACTGGACTGTCAGCATCGTGCCTCCTAGCGGCGCAGTGTCGCCTTGACTGTGGTCGTAACGCCGCCCGTGGTCTGCACGCTCAGGCGCCAGAACTCGCCCGCGAGGGGCAGTGTCATGTACTCGGAGCCGTCGGCGTTTAGCGAGCGCGCGTGCGTTTTCGATGCGATGGCGCTGCCGGTCCAGTATTCGTAATCGGCGTTGGTCCAGTTCACCCCGTCGGCGCTCACCTGGGCCGTAGCGGTCAGCCAGGCCGTGCCGGACACATCGCCGGTCACGAAGATGTCAACCGACTTCCAGCCGGCGGTCTTGCTCACGTCGCGCCCCTGCACGTCTACGTTGGGGGCGGCGGTGTTGACGGTGCTGGTCGCGATGTAGGTGGCGTTCAACACATCCACCGTCAACTGGCTGGACGGCGCATCCTGCGCAGCGGCGGGCGCGGGAGCGGGTTGGGCCACGACGAACAACGCCAACGCCAGCATCAGACCCGCAGCCATCATTGAAACTTGTTTTGCGTTCACGTTTCCTCCAAGGGAAAGGGGAGGTTTATCGCCTCCCCTGCTGTGCTGTTGCTCTGCGTAACTAGGGTTACGCCACCTTGACGTAGGACGTCTTCTGCTCGACCGGCACGTAGGAGCCGTTGAACTCCTCCATGTAGTACTGGTCAGCCGCGACCAGCAGCCCGTTTTCGTAGGACGGGAACGGCCCGAAGATGGTCATCGGCTGCATGACCCGGTGCGCCACCAGCTCGCGGTTGACGATCTGAATGTAGCCGTCCGGGAACTCCGTCGAGGTGAAGATCGGCAGGCCCTTGACACCGCCCGCAAACCCGGCCGCGTTGAGCGTCGCATTGGGGAAGCCGTCGCGCTTGAAGCCGTCCGTCCAGTTGCTCAGGCGGTCGGCGTTGGTCGCGCTCATCACGATGGCCGTAGGCATGTAGTAGCGGTTGTAAATCTTCGTCTTGGCGATACCGATGTAGGTCGCCAGGATGCTGATTGCATCGCTGCTCGCCGTCCAAGTGCCGCCGCTGTTGTTGGCCTGCTTGAGGGCATAGGTCAAGCCCTTCCACAGGATGTCCTTGTCAATCTTGCGCCGCAGCAGCCGCGCCAGGTTGCCCAGGGTGCGCGTCACCGCGTCGTAGCCCAACTGCGAGCGGCTGAAAACGATGGCCTCCTTGGTGATCTGGGTGGCAAGCCGGTCGGCAGCCATTGTGACCAGCGCATCGGACAGCGTGTTCTTGGCCCGCTGGATGGCGACATTCTCACCGCGGCGGAACAGGTCGGCCACGTAGTCGATTTTCAGCGACTGCGCTTCGGTGATCGTGGCGATGGCGAGTACTTTGCCTTCTTCGTAATCCATCACGTAATCCGTGCCCTCGACATAGGTCGGGGAGCCGGACGTGTGGGTCAGCACCACCGTGCCGGGACGGATGCGCTTGTTGGCGAGTTGCACCCAGCCTGCTAGCGACGCCGCGACCACTTCGTCGGTGACGGTCGCGCTCGCGCCGGACTCGCCCGCGTAGGCTTCGTAGAAAATCTTAGCCGGACTGACGTCGGTCACGCCGAAGTCGTAGACGTTGGCCGCCACCAACTCAGGGTAAGCCTGCTCGATAATCATACGGGACACACTGTAGGGCAGCGACAGATCCGACGTGGTTTCGGCTTCCTCGAACGCCCGCGCCTCTGCCAGCAAGTGGCGCTGATTGATGCGGTCAAAGCGCTCCAGCACCTGAGCAGTGAACAGTTCGCCGCGGCTGGCGTCGTTGCGCCCGAAGTCGCGGCGCTGCCCCTCGCCGGACTTGACCAGCGACTCGCTCAGTTCGTAGGCGGCGCGGGTGAACTCCGGCCGTCCAGTTTCGCGCTCAAACGTCGGTCCCACGACCCTGACATCCTTGCCCATGCCACCCAGGCGAATGGCGGCGACGATGCTGTCGTACTCGGCGCGCTTGGCTTCCACCAGCGCCTTGACAGCCGCAGCGTCGGCAGGCTTGGCGGCCCGCAGCGACTCGGCAAAGCTCAGGTTCAGCGCATCGCCGTACTTGAGATCCTTAGTCGCCTCGGTGATTGCCGCTTCCACCGCCTCGCGCGCCTTGCGCTCTGCCAGTTCGGTCTGCGCCTTCTGCGCCTCCTCCAAGCTCTTAGCCTGGTCGGCCTGGAGCTTGCGCGATTCCTCTAAATCTGCCTGGAGCTTGCGGTTCGCTTCCTCCAGTGCCTTGCGCTCTTCCTCGGTCATTCGTTGTGCCTCCTGTAGTTTGTTCGCCTCGACCGGTTGCGCCGTTTCCGTGATGGCCCCGTTGGGGTCACTGGGTTGCGCCACCAGGTCGAAGCCCTTGATCGTTAACTCGGTCACTTCCTGCACGCTCTCTCCGTCCAACTGGATGGCGCGGGATGACCCATATCCACGCATCGAAACGCCGATAGGAACGCCGGCCTCGACCAGCACCTGCACGTCGCGCCCCTTAGCGGTGGGCAGAATGACGCCTTCCAGCAGCACCCGTCCAGGTGCGTCCAGGGATGCCGTCTGCCACTTGACTACCGTTTCCAGGATGTTGGCGCGCTGGCCCTTGTCGGACGGATGTTCCGCCTCGCCCGTCGCGATGAATTGACCCTGCCCATTGCTCTCATGCAGATGGCCGTTGAGCCGGGCCACCGCTTCTGCCAGGACGCGACGCGGGTAGCGCCGCCCGTTGCCGTTGACCACGTCGGCGGTGATGCCGATGGCCTTGATTTTGCGCGGGCCACCGTCACTCTTGGATTCGGTGACGGTGAGCGTCTGTTCGACCGTCTCTTGCAGCCGCTGGCCGCGTGGGGGCTTGCCGGGGGCGGCGGATTCGGTGACGCTTTCGGTGACGGGTTCAAATGTCTCGATCACCTTCACCTGGACCGGCAGCCCGAAAACAATCACGCCGGCCTCGTTGCGCTGCCAGGGAATCTCCCATGCCGCCTGCCCGCTGTAGGCGTCGCTCTCTGCCCAGGAGTAGGCGATCAGGCGGTCGGCAAAGGTGAAAACGACGTGTACGTCGTTCGCTGGACGGCCCGCCCAGGTGCGCAGGGCCTGCGCTAGCTCGGCTTTCTGCGCCTCCATGCTCGCATCGCTGCGCAGCGCCTCGGTCAGCGACTCAGTCAGCCCGAAGTGTCTGAGCACTGCCGCTACGAATTGTTGTTCTGTCAGTTGCATGGGTCACGCCTCGCCGGTTCAGGGCAACAAAAAGAGGCGCACTCTGGCGGCGGTCTTGCCGCTTACAGAATGCGCCTCTTGCGCTTACATTTTTGATTAAGTGCTAGAAGTAGTGTAGCACTAACTTACTGACTTGTCTATACCTTGCTCGTCTACCTCGATAGATGCCAGATCTATGTAGTGCTTCTCGCCACGATACTGCCATTCGACAATCTGGCGCAGCGGATCGTAACGGAAGGCGAGCCGCCCGTTCACCACGACTGGAACGTACCGGCACTTCACGCGCCGCCTTGCCCCCTGTACTGTCCCGCCAGTTTCCATTTATCCCCTAACGTCGCCCCGCAATGAGGAACAATGCGGCACAAAAACAGTGGTATAATGCGCCGCCTCAAAATGACCGCCCATCACCGCCCCAAATCCAACACCGTCGCCATGCCGTCTACGTCATTACCAAGCCACAGATCCAACGTGGCCGCCAGTTCCAAAAGCCCTGCCGCGTCCGCGCCGACCGGGAACAGGGAGCGCACGCCCAGCCAGGACGAATAGCCGTCCAGGAAGTCGCCTTCCCCCCGCGCCCATGCGCTCGCCTGTTTGGTGAAGTCAGCGCGCGACATGAGGACTTCTTCGTAGCGGCAAAGGCATTGGCTATGTAAAGGAAGTGCGTTGTAGCTCTTGTCATACGGCCCGCCCGCCGCCACATCGTCGCAGATGTCCGACTTCGGATGCGCCGGACTCAGCACCACCTTGCGCCCCACGATGCCGGGGAAATTCTGCGCAATGTCGCTCGTCACCGCATGGTTGGCCGCCTGAATCTCGTTGCGTGCCAGCCGCAGTGCGTTGTAACTGATGCCGGCCGGCGGTGTCAGCAGCCCGGTCACGTCGGGATTGCCGCGGCGCATTTCGTCGGCGTTGCGCCACAGACCCTCTTTGCTCGCCAGCCGCTGCCGGGCGTCCATCCTGCTCAGCCGCGTTTCGCTCCATTTGGGCCAGTCCTGCCCGGCTGCGAGCTGCCCCTCCAACCGTTCGGCGAGGTCCCAGGCGTTGGTGCGCTCGGCCATGCCGGTGGCGATGGTGTTGCGGATGGTCTGCATCCCGCCCTGTTCCAGCCGCCAGATGCGCTGCGAGAGGTTCAGGCCGTCGCTGTAGACGCGCGACTGTGCCGCCTGGAGGGCGTAGTTGCGGCGCTTGACCCACATCTCGACCAGCTTGGCGTAGTCGTCGAGTGACGGGGTAAACGTCTCCTGGATGCGCTCGATGGGCTGCCGGATGAGGTGGTTGTGCTTGAGTCGCCACGGCGTATAGGCGATGTCACCCGCCTGCTGCCGCGCCCTGGCCAGCAGCGCGGTGTAGTCCTCGACCACCGCCCGCCAGCGCGGTTCCGCGGCGCGCACCACGCCTGCCAGTTGGCCCGCGTCGGTCATACCCTCACCGTCGGCGGCGGCGGCCACCTCGCGCAAGAGCCACGCTTGGAACGGGTAGATAAGCGCATGGACGCGGCCGGCGACGTAAATCTGCAGGCGGGACACTGCGACGTGTTGGATGCGGTCGGCATTGCGCAGGGTGACGAAGGGGGGCATTATGGCTGCGCCTCCTGGTCGGCATCATCGTCACCGTCACCCCCATCCTGCGCGGCCGCCTGCGCGTTGACTGCCATGCGCTGCATTTCCAGCCGGTCCGCCGCCTCGCGCTCTGCGGCCTCGCCTTCCAGCGCAGCAATCTCCGCGTCGACGTCGAAGTCCGGCAGCCGCGTCGCCAGGATGCGCAGCAGTGTCGGGTCGGTGAGGATGCTGGCAGCCTTGACCGCCGTGGCGAACGCTGCCATGTCCTTGAGTTCCAGCGGCGTCGCTTCCTTCTTAGCCTTCCACTGGACATCGACCTCTAGCGCGTCGGGCCAGATACCAAGCATCAGCCACTGGCGCTCCAGGATAGGCAGGATAAATTCAGCCACCAGCCAGCCGCGCACGCTGCCTACCGCTTCGTCGTATTGCTCCTTTTTCTGTTCGAGCACATCCCTGTTCAGGTTGCGCCCGTAACCGATGAGTTCCAGCGGCACCAGCGACGCCACGCCGAACGTGTCCACGTGGTGCAGCACGTCGTCAATTTGGCTGAGGTTGGCGTCGCCCTGCAGCAGTTGGATGCCGCCGGCCTTGTTGCTGAAGAAGTCACTGACCGCGGCGAAGTTGTCGCCCAGCGCAGGCGCGTTCATCGCCCTGTATGCCTCTATCTCTGCGGGGCTCGCGCCCTCCAGGATGTGCAGGTAGCGCAGGCCGGCCCGCGTTTTGCGCCGGATGGCGATGTCCAACTCCCCCTGCGTCATCCTCTTGTACGCACGGCGTGCGCTGGCCAGTAGCGGTGTGCCGTAGCGTGAGCCCTCGTCGCGGTCCCAGCGGGCGTGCACGATCTGCCACTCGGGGAACAGCGTCGCACCGGGCGGGGGCGTGTTGGCGGCCGTGGGTTGGTCCGTCCAGTAGAAGGCGGCGGCGGGGTCGAAAAAGCGGTCAAAGTCGTCCGACCAGCGATACATTTCTAAGCTGGGCTTGCGGGTGATCTCGACAATCTCCCCGTTGGCCGCAACGCCTAGCTCCAGGAACGTGTCGCCGTCGCGGAAGGTCAGCCGCGCCCAGTCATCCAGGCGCGTGTTGAGCTTGATGCGGGCAAACAGCGCATCGGCGATGACTTGGGCGGCGGCGGCGCGCGGGCCGGTCAGTTGCAGCGTGAAGCCGCCCTTGGTGGCGTCGCGGGCCAGCGTCGCCAGGATCTGCTTGGGCCGCGGGTCGTCTTCCACCATCTGCCGGCAGTCGGCGATCTTGCTGCGCCGGTCGCGCTGGGTGGTGAAGGCGGCGGCGCTGAACGTCGCCTGTGCGGTGGGCGCGGCTGCGGGTGGTGCGGTGACGGTGGGCGGCGTGGCGCGGCGCTGCCAGAGGGATGTGATGCGGTCTAGGATGGTGGGCATGTTGGTTACTCCGGTTCCGGCGACGCCATAAACGGCTCTGTAAGAGGAGGAGCGAAGGTCGCGAAGTAGGCGTAAGTCTTTTCCAGTTCGGTTATTGTCACGGCATAAACACGGTCCAGTTCGGTGCGGTTGCTGGGCTTGTACGCCTTGGCCGTGCGAATTGCGGAGACAATCGCTGTCGCTACTTCATTTTCTTCTGTTCCCATCCTGGGCGGTCTGAGTATCATCCAAACATCTCCTGTATCGTCGCCTGACTCGTGACCTGCGCCGGGGCCGTGGCGACTGACCCGGCCTCCTGCCAGTAGATGATCGCCTGCGTAAATGCGTCTACGTCGTCGTCGTGGGCCGCGTTGGGAAAGGCGGCGGCGTTGGCGATGAATTGCGCCGTCCAGGGGGCGATGTGGGGGTGGGGTAGGTACACGTTACCGCTTTGCACCTCGGGCTGTGCAGCGTAGGCGCGGCTGACTTTGCCGCCCTGGGGTTCGCGCGGGATCAATCCCGCCATCTTCTTTCGCAACATCTGGATGACCGCCGGCCCGTTGGCTTTGTCCTCGATCAGCTTGGCGATGGCTTTGGGCCACTTGATCGCCCAGTGCGTCACGGCGTCCATAGATGCCACGATGTCCATGCGGTCGTTGGCGTAGTCGAGTATGAATTTATCCGCACCCAAACGCCCCAGCACCATGCCGGCCACAAAGTCGGAGCCGGCCGTGTCCTTGAACGCCATGTCCCAGGATTGCAGCAGCTCGTCAAAACGGGCCGGCAGCTCCACCGGCTCCACTTCGATGACGGACCCGTCCCCCATCGTCACCGTGACCGGCGGCAGGTTGGCCCCACGCGGCTGCCAGTAGCGCCAGTGGTGGCGTTTGAAGATCTCGCCCTCGTCCGGTGCGGGGCGCTGTTGGTAGAGGCTGGCCCAGTCGCGGGAGCCGACGGTGCGTTCGATGGTGCGCAGCTTGTCGATACCCCAACGGTCTGCCCACAACGGCTTGCCGGCCTCTTTGCGTTCATCGTAGGGGGCGATAGGTTCTTCGGAAACCGCCGGCAATATCAGCGTGGTCCACTGGTCAGCTTCGGGGTCGGATTTAGAGAGCGCCAGTAGGCGGCCTGCCAGGTCATCTTCTGACCATCTGGTCACGGTCAGCAGGATTTGCCCGTCAGGAGTCAGGCGGGTGTATAGGGTAGAGGTATACCACTCAAAGACGGATTGCCGGTAGGTGGGTGAATTGGCCTCTTTGCGGTTCTTAACAGGATCGTCGATGATTACGCAGTTGTGGGTGAGTACACCTTCCGCAAAGAAGTTGTGAGTCCCTTCCACTTGGATGTCATAGACTGGGATTTTACCTGTGCATAGACGCCTAACCACGGCCACGGTGTCTGTGCCGACTTGTGGTGCACGGCATGGCAAGTCTTGCACAGCGTGACCAGATTCTGGGGGGTATTGTCGGTGGGGTCTTCGTTGATGTGATGAATAATTAGGTTCGAGCGATCTACTTCTTGGTCCTTCCACGTAACGACGTTCATCCGTTCCGACGTCTGGCACACCACGCAACGATGCTCGTCGCGCTCCATAATCAACGGGCGCATTTCCGCAAACCATTTCGCGTAGCTGGTCCCCGTTTTGAAGTGCGAGTTTCCCCTGCCGCGCATCCGTACTGAATGAGCGGCATTCGCGCACGCCCTGGAACAATACTGCCTGCGACTTGTTGCCGGCGAAAACGTTGCTCCGCACCAAGGGCAAGTACGATCCTCTAACTCTTTCCTCTTCTTTGCTGAGGCCGCCTTGCAGGCTGCTGAACAGTATCGGCCGCGCGTAGCAACCAAGAGAGTACCGCAATGAAGGCAGGTGCGATTTGCCGCAACGGCCTTCTTGTAATTGTTGTTGGCGCACAGACAAGCCTTGGAGCAGAAAGCCTCTTGCCTTCCGTGCTTTAAGGACTTTTCGTGTACGTACAAAGGGCGCTCGAACTCCTTGCCGCACCATGCGCAGGCCAATGATACCTTGATGGCCCTGATTCGCATGTAGCAATCTTTGCACATCGTGCCGCGGCTTTCCGTTCCCTTGGTCTTTCCGCAAATCCCACACGTCTTGTTCGATCTCGACAGCTTGGATTTGGTCCCCTGGACAGAGAAGCGCCGCCTCTTGGTATCCGCGTCCATGTACGTAGAAACGGTGCTCGGCAGTTGCTTTAATACTTCTTCCACTGACGGTAACGATTTCGAGGATGTCATCGCTATAGCTCTCCTTGACCGCCACAATCCTTCGCAAGACGGGAGCATTTGATTCGTGGTCGAATGCCCACACCCTTGGATGGTATTGTAACATGAATAGGTTACTTATAGCAATGTTACCCATTTCAGTTCTTACGCTAGTTTCTCCCGTTAAACAATGCGCACCACTGCCCGTTATGCTCCCCCCAACGCCCGTCCCCAGGTAGTAGCCCCGATGGCCTACCACCTCAAACATATCAGAATTGCGCAGCCATGAGCCCTGCGCGTCGGAACGCACGTTCTTACCCCACAGCTTCGTATCGGGGAACAGTTTGCGGTAAGCATCTTCATCCATAATGCGCTGAACGTCGCGATTCATGCGCCTGGCCAGGTCCGCACCGTAACTGGTAGCGATAATTGTTGTGTCGGGTCTTTGCCCTAGGATGAACGCCGGCAGCCGCCTCGACACGAGTTCCGACTTGCCACTGCGGGGAGGCGCAAAAACCATCAGCCGCTTAATTTTGCCAGCTACAAAATCGTCTAAATGTTCACAGATAACACGGTGGTGCCAATTGACCTGGTAGGTGGGGTAGGTGTAGAGGGTGAAGGCCAGGAGGCTGGAACAGGCGTCATCCTCAGCTTTGCCCCTACTATCCTGCATTGCCGTATGCTTCGAGAATCCGAACTGTTTTGTCGGCAAGCACCCCGTGAAGGACTGCAAGCTCGGACGCCTGCTGCCGTTTGAGCCACTCTTTATCTCGGAAGAACTGAGACTGTTCACGTAACGTTACCAGGTTTGTTTCAACGTAGCCTTGCAGCAGATCGTCTAGCGTTGTGCTTTTTTGGGTCGCGTCGGATTCGACCGCACCCTCCGCGACCTTGCCCAAGGCTGCCTTGCGCCAACTGCTCACTGTGCCTTTTGGGATCTTGTACGCCTGCGCGGTGGACGAAACGCTCTGGCCAGCCAGCAATGCCGCCATGACCTGCGCCTTTAGTTCGTCGCTGTATTCCCGCCGCGCCATCGCCCTACGTCCTATCATCCAGGCGCAACATCAGCACCTGCAACACATCCGCTTGCCGCACGATGGCCGCCTCCAGTAAATCAATGCGCGCCGTCAGCGCGGCCATGTCGTCGGCGTGGCGCTGGTCCGGCGTGCGCAGGTCCGGCATCGCCACCGTGCGCAGTTCGTGAGGGGCCAGCGCCTTCGGTGCGGTGGGTGTGTCATGCATACGCGTTCGCCTCCTGCACTGCGCGGCGCTCCTGCACTGTTGGGCCATACCACTGACGACGTGTTGCGCACCATGGGCAGCTACACGGCACGCTGTGGCGGCTTGCGCGGCTGCACCATGCGGCGCGGTCGGTGGGATCGACAACGCGCTGCACCCACGCCCAAATGGGATAACGCAGACGGCGCGCCAGGTGTCGCTGCTGTTGGTGACGGCGCTGTGCGGTTTTAGCCATGCCGCATCGCCTATTCCAACTCCAACATACCGGACGCCTGCGCCACGGCCACCGGCACAATCACGCCTGCCTGCCCGTCCTCCGTGCGCGGGTTGGCGACCGGCGTGACCTGATTGCGCGCCCACACAGCCGCTAGAATCTGCGGCACAACCAACACGGCCAGCGCGCCCAACGCGGCGAGCGCCCGTTCCACCGCGCCCATCTGTTCGGGGTTAATGGCGATCCACCCCAAAGACGCCGCCATCGCCACAATCGCCATGATAGCAGCCTGCACCGCCGCTGCAATCGCCTGCGCACTGACTACCGGTTCTCTGCTCACTCTCGCCTCCCTGAAACGCAAAAATCGCCGCCCGATATGGACAGCGTAGCATGGGGTGAGGAACACTGTGTTCCTCTATTCGTCAGGTTTACCGTCAGTTTCTCCATTGTCGTCAGCGGGCGGGCGATACTCTGTCCATTCGCCGCCGTCCAGGGTCAGTGGCACTACGCGACTGATGCGTGCCATGATTGCGTAGGCCCCGCGCTGCGTCACGCCGCATAGGTCGGCAACCTCCGACGTGCGAAAGCGCCGCCCCCGCGCCAACAAGTAAACGATTACCGCCACACGCTCGGTTGTAATTTCGGGAGTCTGGATGATGCTCACTCTGTCTCGCCTCTCGCCTCACAAAATAGGGCGGGGAACCGTCCACACCGGCCCCCGCCCCCAGGTATCACGCCGCGCTTGCCGCCCTGTCTGCGCTCGGACTCACCAGGGCGGCGCACCGAAAGGATTTTCGGGGGTCTATGCTCCCCCGCCGGCGGCTCTTGGCAGTGCTGCGCGCACGCGTGGTTGTCATGTAGTCGCCTCGCGCCAGTGGGTGATCGGCCCCCGCACGACGCGGCCCTGCTCATCGCGCCACTGTGCTCCGTCGAAGGCGGCGGCGATCTCCCCCTCGCCCCACCACCAGATGCGCACCACGTGCCCCACCGGTGGCAGGTCCGGCACGATGCGCCAGGCGCGCCGCTTCATCGCCGCGCCCACAGGAACAGGGCCCACATCAGCACCCCCCGCCATGGCGCCCGCGAACGCGCCTGCAATGACAGTCTGTGCGTTCATCGCCCCGCCCCCGTAAATCCGTGCCGGGCGGCGATGGCATGGATGTCGGCCACGCGGCTGTCCAGCCACGGTTCGTTGGCCTGCACTGCCTCCGCGGGCAGCAGCGTGAGCAACCATGTGGCGTAGGTGTAGAGGGCGTAGAGGTCGCTGCGCACGTCCGCGGCGGTGACGACGGGGGCGTAGGTCATGGGTTCATCGTCGTGCGCATCGTGCTCGGCGCGGGCGGCGAGGTCGGCCAGCAGTGTGGCGGCGGGCGTGGTTTTGCCGGGCGTGGTTGGGTGGATCATGGTGTGCTCCTTTCAGTTCGTTGATGATGGGGAGGGTAGTCTCCCCTCCCACAACTCCGGGTTGCTCTGCCTTGCCGCGCGTTCTGCCGCATAGATGTCCTCCGGCGTGCCCATGTGCCGCAGCATCGCCCCGAACCGCTGCGCCTCCCGGTCGGCCCACCGCTGCTCCATGAGCCGCACCGCGTCGGCCAGTTGGTCGAGGGTGGCGTGGGCGGCGTCGCGTGCCTGCACACCGGCGAGGCCGGGGCGGGCGGTGGCGGCCAGATGGTCGCGCAGTTGGGCGATGAGGGTGGCGGTGGTCACAATGCCCTCCCCATCGCCTCGCGCGCGGCATCTCTCTGTCCCGCCTCGTACTCCCACCACTCCGCACTGCCGCGCCGGTACGGGTTGAAATAGCAGCCGTCGTAACGCCTATCCTCCAGCCCCCGGTTGTACGCGCTCACGGGGCACGGGGCAAAGGCCGTGCAAGGCGCATCGTCGGGGATGTCGCGCAGGCGGGGCGTATCCATCAGTCCGCCGCCATTAGTTCAAGCTCGGGCATATCCACCGCATCGTCGTCTGCCTGGGTCGCATCCGGCATGTCAAACAGCGTTGGGGCGTGCGCCGTGATCTCCAGTTCGGTGAGATAGTTGATCGAAATCTGCCAGTAGTCGCGGTTGAGTTCCGCGCCCAGGTAGCGCCGCCCCTCCTGCAAGGCCACGTAGCCCACCGTGCCTAGGCCGCTAAACGGGTCCAACACCAGGTCACCGGGGTTGGTGTAGCGCACCACGAGGCGGCGCGGGATGTCCAACGGGAACGGGCAGACGTGCTTGGCGAGGCGGCGGCGGGCGTTTTGCATGTTCAAGGTGCGCATGAACAGCACATCCGTCCAGACGTATTCGTCACTGTCTGCGCTGACCATCGTCGGGAACAGCATAAATTTGGCCGGCAGGCGGTCGCCTACCATCTCGCACAGCTTGACGTGCTCTTCGTGATCGTAGGGTGCCCCGCTGCGCATCCGCTCGCGCCACCAGCGGTAAAGCTGCGCGCCGTCCATGCCATTGATCTCGTCTTGCGTTAGCAGCGGTGCATGTTCGCTGATGGCGTGCCCGTTGGTGCGCCAGAGTTGGTGCGCGTCGGTCTGCCAGCGGCCACGGGTGTAGGTCGCCTTGTCTTTCCGCACCGGTTCGTCGGCGTAGCTGCGCGACTTGTCCGTCTGCGGTTTGCGGAACAGCAGCACGTATTCGGGCATCCCCACACCCATCTTCGTAGAGTCTTTGCTATTCTCCGTCCAGCCGAGGCGGTTGGTTGACCCGTTCTCACGCACGACGTCGGTCGGGATTGTGATCCGGCCGTAGCTGACGAAACCGTGTTTGCGAAACGCCCGGTTGCAGTCGTCAGAGAAGTAGTCCACTTCCATCATGCCGTGGGGCGTCTGGTGCCCGTAGAGCAGCCGATCCTTGACGTGGATGCACGCCATGCGCCCCGGCTTAAGCGCCCGGTAGAGACTCGGAATCAAGAAATCCATCTGATTCCAAAAGCTGGCGTCGGTGTCGTTAAAGCCGAAGTCGTTGCGGTTGGCGCTGTATTCGTAATGATTTCCGAACGGGATCGACGTTACGATGGCGTCGATCGAATTGTCGGGCAGGCCGTAGCACTCCAGCACTGTGTCATTGAGCGCCACCTGCCACGCTTCGCCGCTGGCCTCCTGCCGGGTGACGCCGATGGATCTGCGCAGGCCCGTGACCAGGCTTTCGCGGGTAAGGCCATGCTCTTTGACGATGGCCCGCATCCGCTCCATCAGTTCGTCGTGTTGTCGCCACTTGCGCATCAGGGCATCGCGCACGGCATCCTCTGCGTCGGTGTGGATGATGTGGATCGTCACCGGCTGCGTCTGCCCGTAGCGGTGGATGCGGTGCACCGACTGGATGAAGTCACGGAATTTGAAGCTCAGGCCCACGTAGATGGCGTCGGCGCAGTGATACTGGAAATTGCAGCCACTGCCACTTAATTCGGGCTTGGTGGCCAGGATCGGGAGCTTGCCATGCGAGAAGTCGAGAATCGTCTGCTCGCGCTCTTCCAGGTCCTGCGCGCCCCATACCGCTGAAACGTTCGGAATCAGGCGGCTGATGGCCCGGCGTTCGTCCTCCAGATGGTGCCACACGATCCAGTGCTTGTCCGGTGCGCCTTCGATGATGCGGGCGGCTTCGGCGATGCGAATGTCGAGGCTGTCGCGCTTCTCCCGCGCCGCCTGGGTGACGCCGGCCGTCGTGTCTTTGAGTAGAAAATGCTGCCCGTGGTTGTCGGTGGCGTCCCAAATCTTCGTGTGGTCGGAGGTCAACCGGTGCCAGACGATGTTGATCTCGGGCATCTCGAAACCGGCATCGCTGTAGTTTGCGCCGAGGTCGCTTGGCTTTTCGACAAAGAGCGCCCACGACGCCACCCACATCCAGAACTCATGTTCCATGTGGGGCAATAGCTGCAGATCGCCTGCTTTGTCGGGGTTGCGGCCAAACCAACGGGTCAGCGCCTGGCCAGCATCCAGCTCGTCAAAGAAATCGCCGAAGTAGATGAGCTGCCGGTAGTCGTTCGGCGCCGGCGTCGCAGTGGCCGCCCATTTGTATTCGATGCTGTCGAAAATCAGGCGAAACTGGTCCTGCGTTTTTGTGCCCAGGTTGCCCAGGATGGCGGCCTCATCGAGACAGACGCCGGTCACGTTGGCGGTCAGCCATTCGGCGCTGATGTCGCCATCGCGCACCCTCTCATAGTTCGTGATGAGGTACGGCGTGCGTTCCAGGGCCTGCGCCGCTTCAGCGTCGGTGCGCACGTAGACAAATTCGACGCCCATCGCCGGGCCATCTTCGTGCACAAACTGGGTGCGCACGCCCAACGGGCAAATGACCAGTTGACCGCCGCCGGTGGCCGCGTGCACCTGGCGCAAAATTTCGATCTGCTGCGTCGTCTTGCCCATGCCGAAACGTTCGGCCAAAAGGCCATGCCCCCGGCGCAGCGCCCACAGCACCGCGTCTTTCTGGTACTCAAAAAGGCGCGGGTGCAGATCCCGCCGCTGAACGTTGAGTCCCGACGCGCTCTGGATGTCGATCTTGTTGGTCGCCAACCATTCGGCGTAGGTCCGTGCAAATTCGTTGAAGTCCATTGTAATTTCCCCTCCCCCTCATCATCAGGTGGGGTGACACGGTGCAGCCCGTTGCCCGTCACCCCACCCGCATCTACGCGTTACGCCGATCCGCCCGGCGCTAGGCTGCTACATGCCGCACCTGGGGCAGCGCGTGCCCCACCACTGACCAGACCACCCGCACTCCCCGCAGTAGAATTGCGGGGCCGTGTTGCTCACCCACCGAACCATGCGGCAATGATGAGCAGGGCGACGCACAGTAAGCCGCCGACGTGATTCCATGTCATCCCTCACCATGCCCGTTCCGGTCGTCGGTGTCACCAGACACGCGCAGTGCGCCGGAAAGGAACAGCACCAGGAACAGAATGAAGCCACCTAAGATAAGTTCCATCACGCCCCGCCTTTCGCTGCCAACACGATGCCCAACGCCTCACGCATCCCCTCGTAGCGTGCCTGCCAGCGCTGCGACACGTCGTACCACTCGGCCTCTTTGCGCTTCGCCGCCCGCACATCGCTCTCCAACTGGGTAATCCGCTGGCTCGCCTCGTTCAACTCTGCCCGCACCCGCCTGAACTCGTCGCAGTCCGCCGTCCAGGCGGTGTTGAGCAAGGACAAGCGGTGTTCCAGGTTCGCCACCTCTTCGGTCAGCTTGTCGTTACACTCGTTGGCGGCGCACAGAGCCGTGATCGCTGACCGCTGGTCATTGCGCGCGTTCGTCAGCAAATCCAGCGCAAAGCCAACGCCATCCGCCACGGCGTCGGGGTTGGGGAAGTCCTGCGCATCGCGCTCTGCCACGGGCACGTCGGGGCTGTCGATGAGCATCTGTGCGATACGACTGATTGTTGCGTATGTCATGGTTGTTTGTCCTTTCGTTAGAACGGAATTTCTTCGCCGCTGAGGGCAATGTAGTTGGGCATTACCGCCGCGGCGCGCTTTGCCTTGGTCGCGGCCTTTTCCTCGCGCACTTCGGCGGGCGGGGCCAGGAGCTTGGCGGGCAGCGGCGGCAGTGTGCCGTAGAACGCCTGTACCAGTTCGATGCGGCTGCACAGGGCCGCGGGCGGCAAACTGGGGATCACGGCGCTGCGCCCGTACTGTGCGCTGCGGATGCGGCTGTCGAGCACTGCCATGACGCCCTGGTCCGTCTGCGTCCTGATGAGGCGGCCCAGCCCCTGCTTCAACTCGATAATCATGCGCGGCACCCGCAGCGCGTTGAACGGGTACATCTCCAGCGTCTTACCGGTCAGGCCCGCCGCCCGCGCCTTGTCGAGCAGGTCGGCCTCCATTGCCTGAGTGAGCGGGGTTGGCGCCTCGAACGGCATCTTGTCCACCACCACCAACCGCAGCGCCGCGCCGTCGATTGAGACGCCCTCGAAAAAGCTCTTGGTCGCAAAGAGCACCGCGGACCCGTCGGCCTTGAAGCGCTTGGCGATTTCGGCTTTGGGCATCTCGCCCTGCACCAGCACGGTGAGGCCGCGGGCGGTGAAGGTGCGGGCCAGCGTCTGCACCGCGGTGTTCATGGCGCTGTAGGACGTGAACAGGAGGAACGCGCCGCCGTTCGCAGCCAGCACCAACTGGCGCATCTCATCCACTGCCCAGGCCAGCCACCCCTGCGCGTTGGGGGCGGGGGCCGCGCCGCTGGGCAGGTAGAGCAGCGCGTTGGCGGCGTAGTCGAAGGGGCTTGCCGCCTGCATTTGCAGCGCCTGCGGCAGGCCCGCAGTGCGCAGGAAATGGGCCATGTCGGGCGCGGCGAGAGTGGCGGAGCAGAAGATGGTGGCCTTGGCGCTGTAGGTCAGCAGCGGCGTTTCGCTGCGGTCCAGGGCCAGCCACTCTGCAAGATTGACCGTCTCCGCATCGCCGAAAACGTCCACATGGTGAATGCAATCGGGGCCGTAGGGTTTGCGGTCCAGGATGGCGACCTTCTCTGCGGTCAGGGTGCGGCGGCAGCGTTCGCAGCGGGTGTAATCGGGCTGCACTGCCGCAGGCTGCGCATTGACGCCGGCGAGCTGGGCGATCCAGTGGCTTACGTCGAACGGCTGCGAGCACAGCTTGGCGGGTTCGCCGCCGCGCCCCTGGTCGATCCAGCGCACGTAGCCGTCGCGCGTGGGACCGGACATCATCGCCAGTTTGCCGGCCATGGTGCAGATACGCTGCGCCTTGCGCGCGAGCTTCTTCTCGTCAGCGTCGGCAGGCAGTTCATCCTCTGGCCGCACATCCTCCGCTAGCGCCAGCAGTTGCAGCGCCAGGGTGTCCGCGCCTTGCAGCGGCTCGTCCTTGCCGATGGACACCTGCGCATCGTCGGTGTTGTTGGTGTGGACGGCGATGCCCCGTTCCAGGAGCAGCAGCGCATCCTCCGCGTCGGATACTTTGTCCGGGTCAGCGTACCCCTCCGCCAGACCGATGGCCCGCAGCACCTGCGGCACGCTGATCTCGCACCCCCTGGCGCTGCGCATGTAGTCGGCCAGCTTGTGCGCTTCGTCCACCACCACCACGTCGGCAGGCGGTAGTATGTTGCCCTCCGCCACCTGGTCGAGACAGAGCAGCGCATGGTTGGTGACTACCACGTCAGCGCCTTGCAGCGCGGCGCGGGCCCGGTAATAAAAACAATCCGCGTACAGCGGGCAGTGGCGGCCGGCGCAATCATCGTCAACGGTGATGGGTTTCAACGCCTTGAAATCGACCGCAAACAGGATTTCTTCGGTGTTGCCCGTCGCGGTGTTGGCGTACCAGTCGTATAGGTCGGGGTCGGCGATGTTGGCGCCGCTCTCCCCCATGTGGTCGCATTTGAGGCGGCACGCATAGTTGCCCTTACCCACTGACACCGCGACGCGCTTGTCCGGCCAGATGCGTTGGAGAAATGGCAGGTCCTTGTCGATGAGCTGCATCTGCAACGCCTTGTTGGACGTGCTGATGATGACTTTCTTATTCATCGCCATGCACACTGCGGCGTAACTGTAACTGTTGTGAACGATGAAATCATCTGCTACAAAGTTCGGTTCGCCTACCATTTCAATGTCATACGTCTGAGTAAACTCCGCAGGCTCTATAGCGATGATTTCGTCCCAGTAGATGTCCGAACGCGACAAGCAAGCCAAGAGCGGACTGTTGGTGATAGTCCCGATAGTTCGCATGTTGCGCCGCGAAATACCTTTGTGCCCAAGCCGAATCCGAATTCCTTCCCGGCGCAAAGCGGCATCATTGAGACCTGTAGCAGTCAGTGCATCCATAACTGCGGGCATGATCTCGCGCGGAATGACGTCGTAATTCGGATTGCTCTTGGTGCGCATCAGTCGGCGCGTAGCAGCCATCAAGCGCTTGGCCTTGTCGCCAACAACGAACGGCCCCAAATGCTCGTTGAATGCTTCGACGTTTTGCTTGCCGGAAACCGTCAACCGCCACGATACATGCCGTTGCCCCAGGTAACGGCCGTTTTTTAGCGAAAGCGATGCTACTATGCCAAAGCGCAACAGTAGGTGCTGCACTTGCTCTGCCAAGCGCCGCGACACAGTGCTGTACTCGACAACACTGCGATCTGCATCTACGCTGCCGTCACCACTGAATAGCCGTCCCAAAAACAATGCCAGTTCGCGGTCAGGCAATCGGAAGATGGCGTCCGGCACGAATTTTCCGTAGGAATCCTTTGCTGTTAATCCGTGCTGTTCCAGCAAAAGGATGGCGACGTTGCGCCCGCTTCTGCCCTGCTTTTGGCGACAAATTCCGTAACCGTACTTGCCGCGACGAACGAGGGTGCATCCCATCGCATTTGCAGCTATTCGCACATCTTCCACTAATGCAGAATCGCTTTTGGTATAGGTTACGGCTCCCCTATAGCCAGCGGCACTGCATGTGCCGTCAGTAATCATGTGTGCCAAAAACACAATCTCATGTTCGGGCATAGAGCATGACTGTACCGGCGCTGGTAGTCGACGCGGTGACGCAATGCGATCCCCTGGCACTAATTCTTCCAATCGCTTCCATCCAGTAACCGTCAGAAAGCGATGATCTTGACTCGCCTTGATTTCGCGACCAAGTCGCGTGACCATGCGGTAAGTTTGCTTCTCACCACTTGCCCAGCAGCGGGCCACGCTACCATGAGAAAGAAGCAAGCCAGACCCAAGACTCACGACATTTGGATGCTGCCCTACCAGATCTGCAATGCGCCGCAGCGTACCGTCAGACATAGAAATCAAAGTGTCGGGGTGCAGGCACTTGCCGGTTCCAGTGCCCGCCTCGACCACTGCCGGCGTGCCCATTTCGATGCTGCGCTGAATCAGGCGCGCCATGTGCAATTGCGGCGCGCGGCACTCGTAGCCCGGCAGCCGCTGGGCGATGTCGCCGCCCGGCCCAAAGATTGCATCGCCGACGCTGGGCCAGCGGGCGGTCAGCGTGTCGCCCTCGATAACCTGCGTGGCGTGCGCCGGCACCCCCGCCGCCTGCACAATGTCGGCCCATGCGCCGCGGTTGCCGTTGATGGTCAGCACGAAATAACCATCCAGCACCTGCGCGCTGGGTCGCTTGGGCTTGTCCTGGCAGGCGCTCTGCCAGAGGTCGATCATCAGGGTTTTGTAGTCAGGCATAGTTGGGCCCTTGTGAAAGCTGGGGGCGGCGTCGTCACCCGCCGCCCCCGTTATTCGGTTGACTGGTATCAGAGCCCGGCCGCGGCGAGGGCGGCGGACTCCGCTTCGTTGGCGGCGGCGGCGGCTTCGGCTGCGCCGTTGCTCCCGGCGTCGGTGGCGCTGCCCGGCGCGATGTTGGCCCAGGCGGCGCGCCAGTCTGCGCTCTGCTCAAACAACTCATTAACGGTGGTCAGCAAATCGTTGCCGACGTAGAACCGCTTGAGTTCCACCTGTGCCGCCTTTTCGGGCAGGCCCAGGGCGACGGGCAGCACGACGTTGGTCGTGTTTGGCGCCTTGCCCACCTCCTTGTAAACCGGGTTGCCCTTATCGTCGCGGGCCGCGCCCACCGGCAGCCAGAACGCACGGTAGGCCCAGCGCTTGCCGGCGGACTTGCCCGCCTTCTTGGCGGCCGCGTCGCTCGCGGCGTTGGCGGCGGCGATCACGGTGTTGGCGAAGCGGGAAATGACGCTGTTCGCGTCGCGGAACGACTCGAACGCCGCGCCCGCTGCGCCCTTCATGGTGAGAACGAAGGGGCCGGCAGCTTCCAAACCCTTGACCAGCACGAGGTACTGGGTGCGGCCGGTGGCCTTGCCCGCGGCCTTGGCAGCGTCGAACTTGTCCCAGGGGAACGCCTGCCGGTTGCCGTCCTGGTTGACCTCCCACCGCTTGCGCTCGGCGATGATGCTGATGGCCGCCTCGCGCTTCCAAAAACCCTCTTCCTCGCCGCCGTTCTCAAACGTGCGGTTGGTGCGGGTCCAGCCCGCCGCCTCCATCGTGGCCGCGTCGACGCGCTCGGCCTTGACGAACAGGCCGCCCAGGTACTCCATCGACGTCGGGTACTTTTTGGCTTTGAGATCGCCCAGGACCCACTGGATCAGCGGGAAACTGGGGCCGCCGCCCTCGACCGTGGACTGGTCGATGCTGTCGATGGCGTCGGGGTCAAAATCTTGTCCTGCGTCCTGATTGAGCAATTCGCTCATGGTATGCCTCCCTGCGGGCTTAAAACGTTGTTGAATGTTCGTTGAACAGTGGTGTCCGATGTACTCGACTACAGGCCCAGGTCTGCGGCGTCGGCAGCCGTTGCGGTGCCGCCGTTGACGTGTGCGTAGGTGGCCGGGACGGTGGCGGCCAGTTGCGCCGGGGTGTAAAAGTTGACGTCCTGCCCGGTCAGACCCGCGCCCGTGACCATTTCCAGCATTGCCGCGTGCAGCTTGGCCTGGTAGGTGACGGCGCCGTACTGCCGGGTCAGGCTCTCCACCTGGTCGCCCAGCACTGCCACGTCGCGGCGGCCCGCTTCGACGGCCTTGGCGAACCGAACGTAAACCGCATCAGCCTTGAGTGCTACCAGCTTGGCCGCCTTGCGCTCATCGTCGTTCTTGCCCTCGCCGCGCGTGGTGGCTTCGATTTCCTTCGCCGACTTCTCATCGCGCTCCAAGTCGAGCTTGGCGGCGGTGAGTTCGATCTGCACCTGCTCGATGGCGGCCGGCAATTGCGCCAGCTTGGTCATCAGGTCGGTGTAGGTCTCGATCAACTGTTTCTGCATGTGGTGCCTTTCCTGCGTGTTGGGTGGATGCGCAGCCCCCGGCGAACGATGGATTAGTTACGCTGCGACCAGCATCGCCCGGCTGCGGTACGGCTCGAAATCCGCGGCGTGGGCCACGTCCCAGCCGTTGGCGATGTAGTTGTTCCCGCACCACTCCCGCCCGATGCCCCGGTGATAAAGGTTGATGCCCCGCTGCTGCCACTCGGCGATGAGCGATTCCTTGAGGTGCTGGGGCATCACGACGGGCAGGCCCTCGCTGCGGGCCGCGTCCATGACCTCCTCGGCGGCGGCGATGGGCTCGCGGAAACCGAAGGTCACACGCTCGCAGGTGTGGCCTTCCACCCGCACGCCATACCACGGGGCGCGGGGTTCGCCGGCGAAAAACTTCAATTCGTAGCGGGTTTGTGGTAAACTGTTGGTGTCCATGAGGTTTCCCTTGTCCTTGTCTTGTGGACCGTGCCCCGAGGTGGTGAGACACCTGCGGGGCGTTTGCGTGTTGGCAAATCAACCTACATCCACATTATAAACCTATAGATATAAAAATGTCAAGCATCAATTTAGAAAATGCATCAATAGATTTACAAAGATGGGCAACAAAAAGCCCCGCCGTGTCAGCAGGGCGGGGCGGGTGGGGTGGGCTATGCGATTATGTTGCGCCTACAGTGGTCAGATGCTGTAGTTAGACCATTACCACTATGTATAGTAGTCGAAGCGGACCTCGACCACGGCGTTCCCCTGGACGTAGGCGCGCACGTGTTGGCGCAGCCACACGTTGGCCGCGGCGGTGTTCTCGGTGATGAGCATAGCCGGGCCTTGCGCGGCGATGCGGCGCAACATGTCTGCCCGGCTGCCGCGCTGGGCGTTGGCGGCGGCGGCGGCCTCGGCTGCGGTGCGGGCGCTTTGCTCCGCTTCGATGGCGGCGCGCAGCCGTTCCACCTGCGCTTTGTAGCGGTCGATGTCCATCACACCGCCCACATAGGCATCGTCGGCGCGGCGCAGTGCGGCGGCGTGGCGGGCGATGGCGGCATCATGGGCGGCGAGCTGCGCGGCGAGCTGGGCGGCGCGGTCGGCATCGTCGTCGGGGATGCTGCTCAGGTCGGCGTGGGCCAAATCGTCAAGCGCCGCCGCCAGCGCCGCCAGCACGCGCCGGGTGGATACGCTGCCGCCCGCGTGGTAGGGCTGACAGTAGAATTTGGCGCGGCGGGGCACGGTGGCGTGCTCGCCGCGGCGGTCGCGGATTTGGCCGCCCTCGTTGAGCACCTGCCACATGCTCCGGCCGCAATCGACGCAGCGCACGATGCCGGTGAGGCGGCTGGGCGTGTTGCTGATGCGGCGGTTGGCGGCGCGGGCGGCGCGCTCGGCTTCGATGCGTTCCGCGGTGGCCTCATCCCACAGTGGCTCCCACACCCCGCGGGCGCGGATGTAGCCGGTGCGCCGCTGGCGATAGAACTCCGCGTACCCGGCATAGGTCCACGCGCGTTCCAGGATGCGCGCGACGGAGTTTTTTAGCCATGTGGCGCCGCCGCTGGGGGTGGGTATGCCGCGGGCGGTGAGGTCCATCGCGATGCCTGCCACGCCGCTGCCTGCGAGGTAGCGGGCGGCGATGTCGCGGACGACGGCCGCCGCCTCGGGGTCGATCTCCACCGTGCGTTCGCCGCCGGCGTGGTACTGCCAGCGGTAGCCGTAAGGGGGCGTCGCGGGCAGGCTGCCGCCCTTGGCGCGGCCCTCGCGCCCGTAGCGCATCCGCTCGCGCGTTTTCATCGTCTCGTGCTGGTAGCCCATGGCTTTGATGCCGCGAATCAGAATTTCGTCATAGGTGCCGCGCGGCTCCAGGTCGGCGGGCGGGTTGTCCAGTTCGTAAATGAGGATGGACGCGCGCCGGCACAGTTCGACGATGGCGGTGGCGAGGGGGTAGGCGCGGCCCAGGCGGCCCAGGTCGTAGCAGATGAGCACGTCAAACGCGCGACGCTGGATATAGTCGTGCAGCCTGGCGTAGGCGGGGATCGTCGCCTCAGCGTCACTGAGCAATACGATGTCGCGGCTCTCAGCCACGTCCAGCACGTCCAGCACCGTGCCACCCCATTTGGCGACGTGGTCGCGCGCCATCTGCTCCTGGAGTTCAGGGCTGACTTTCTCTGCCTGCTCTTTGCTGGAGACGGCGCGCCAGATGAGAAAAGTTTTACCGGGCACGATGGGAGTTCCTGCGGGGCTGCAAGGTAATTGTCAGGATGGCGCGTCCTGTATCCTGGTCATAGGGATGGTGACAGCGTAGGCAAATCGTATGTATCATAACAACCGTGTTCAGGTTCTGTTAAAGTGGCACGATAGTGAGCTTCCCATTCCCCCCGACCCCGTTTATAGAAAGGTTTCGCCCCGCCATGCGACCTACGCCGCATCAGCAACAACCGAATAATGACGACGAACGCGCCCGCGCTGAAGGCCATGCGCTCGATATGGTAATGGCAAACGTCGTCTATCTCACCATCCAGTACGCACAATCATTTGAGCGGCGAACCTGGGACCCTACCTCGTTCAGTACTCTTTTTCAGGTTAGAGACGAGTTTTCCAAGAATTAATCGTCCGCCGGTGCCGGGGGCCGGGGCGCCTTCGCCCTCGCCCTCGGTGTCGTGCATGGCCAGCACGCGCAGCACATCCAGCGCAATGCCTCGCAGTTCCGCCGACATGCTGTCCACCAGTTGCGCTGCCTCATCAGCCTCATCGGACATGTAGCTATTCGGATCGGATGCCACGGCCTCCGGCGATGGATCGTTGCTGGTCAGCGCTAAAAACGACACCGATGTTTCCAGTGCCGCCGCAGCGCTGATCAAGTGCTCTACGTTGGGTCTGCGGCGGCCATTCAGCAGCGCGTTCAGGAACTGCGGCGATACCCCCATCGCGGCGGCGAGTTCCTTTTGCGAGGACATATCCTGATCCGCCATACGGCGGCGCTTCAAAAGAAACGCGACGCGTTCCCCAAACGTCTTCAGCTCTGGCATACCCTCAGTGTAAATCTCTCCCCCGCGCCATTTAACCACCTGATCGCAATGTATATCCATTGATTAATTATCCTGTTGACATCTATAGCTATTTAGGGCTATAATTGAATCTAGCGATTTACAAAGCACTCTGAGGGTTGAGAGGGGGAGATTACATGGCAACCAAAAAGTTGATTTGGATTCCCGAAGATTTACACGAAATGCTACGCGAATTAGCATTTTTGAAGCGCACCAGTATCGCCGCTGAGGCTGAAACATCGCTGCGGGATGCGTTGGTTAAGAACTCTGCCACACAGCCGGGCGGCGCCGGGCGTAATGGTCAAGCGGGCAAAGAGCGCACGGCGGTGCAGCCGTGACCGGTTCACGCCCAGATGATGACCACGCCGGGCACGCCGATGGGCTGCGTCTGGTGGCGGTGCACGACGTGCCGGGCCAGGTAGTGCCGGTGCGGGTGACGGTGCGCGGCGATTTGAGCGCGTTCGCGTGTCGTGCGCTGCCGGCGGCGGACCGGCTGCTGGCGCGGCAGGGCGCGGGACTGGCGGTGCGGAGCAGTGTGGCGGCAGGGCAGGATGCGGCGGCTGCGTTGGCTCATGCTGTGGCTCCTGGGTTGACGGGAAAATAGAGTGCGCCGGAGGGGGCGAATCCTCCGGCGCTCGGAACGGACCTGCGGCGATTGGTGAGGCGGCGACATCTGCGGCGGCGTCATCGGCGCGGTAGGTGTCATGGCCCCATTGTAAACCACCTTGCGCCCGATGGCGCAAAATCTGCAAAAAATCTGCCTATGATAACGCTTAACCTGGCTTTAGTCCTGGCATTGTTACTTTCCGGTCTGTACGCGGCATTTCTTGCCATGACCGACTTTGGCCTGTGGCTGCGCCAGGAGTTGACGTGGCTGACGGTAGTGGTCGGCGTAGGGCTGACCATTGTCTGCATAGCTATTGTTGACCAGCACGCGGCGCGGATGGCCGCGTTGTTTTTTGGGGCGACGGGACTGCCGATTGTGCTGGAATCGCTATGGCGCATGTGGAAGGCGCACCGTGAAGCGCAGCGCCGGCAAATGGAGCCGAAGCGTGGTGAATAGCGCACGCGGCAACGCTCGCCAGCCGCGGGAATGGCCCACGAAGGCGCGCCATGTGGCGGAGGATGTATTGGCGCGCGAGGTCACAATTCGCGCCAAGGCGCGCGAGGCGCAGCAGGCGCTGGTGGGCGGCAACATGGGCGTAGCGATGATTCTGTTGGGCGATGTGCGCGAGCTGTCGCTGCAAACGTCGGAGCAACTCGGGGCCGCGCTGCGTGGGGAGTATCTCGAATGACGGTTGAAACGGCGAAAGAATACCGCCAACTGGCGGCGAAATATCGGGCACTGGGTTTCAACCTCGTGCCGCTCGGGGCCGACAAACGGCCGGTCGAGACGGGCGTCTCCCCATCAGGCAGCATTATGCGGTTCCGCTGGGACGACTGGCAGCAGACAAAACAAACGGACGCGCATTGGGCGCAGATAAAAAAACATGAATGGTGGGTGAGCGTCGGTGGGTTGGGCGGCGTGTGCGGCCCGGTCAGCGGCGATGTGGTGTGCATCGATTTCGATGCGACCGCGCCGGCCATGGTTAGCGAGTTTCTCGGCGCTGCAGGATTGCCCGTCAACTATCACTGGACGGTCAAAACGCCCGGCGGCGGCGCGCATGTGTGGCTGCGCTGCGAGGGGTTGGAGATTGAGAAGGGGAAGGAAGATCGCCCCGCGCGTGACGGCGGCGGGCACATCGAATTGCGATGGACGGGGCACTATGCCGCGCTGCCGGGGTCCGTGCACCCATCGGGCGGCGTGTACGCCTGGGCGCACGGCGAGCCGGTGGGAGCGCCGGCGCCCGTCGACCGTGACGCGCTGCTGCTGGCCTACGCTGCGGTAACAAAAGAGCCCGAGGTTAAGTCCGTAACGCCGGTTACGCACCGCAACGGCACCAACGGCAGCGCGCCCCATGTGCCGCCGCAGGGGTACGCGCAGAAAGCCCTGGATGAGGAATTGCAACTCATTCGCACGTCCGCTCCCCATACGCACAATAACGCCGTGAACAAGGCGGCGCACTCGTTGGGGCAACTGGTGGGTGCGGGGCTGCTCACTGAAGGCGAGGTCGAGCAGGCGCTGCTGAGTGCGGCGCTAGACGTCGGGCAGGGCGAAGGCGAGGCCATCGCCACGATTCGCAGTGGGCTGCGCAGCGGCATTGCCAAGCCGCGCGTGGTGGCGCTGAACGGCAGCGGGGAAAACGGATTCGCGCCGTATGAGTATGGGTTCGCGGCGGTGCTGCCGGACCCGCTCGATTTGGAGGCGCTGCCGGACAGTGCGGAGGCGGCGGCCGTCAAGCACCAGACGTGGCCCTACGCAGTCAAGGGCGGGAAAATGGTGCTGCTGTATGAGACACGCGACGGGGTGGAGTCGAAGCCCATCGCCGATTTCTGCGTGACCATCGCCGAAGAAATCGTAGATGAAAATGGTAACAGCCACCTGGTGCTGGCAGGGCGAGGATTGCGGCGCGGGGCGTTTCGCTGCGAAATCAGCGGGCAGGATTTTGGATCGGACGTGCGGCTGCTGGCGTGCCTGACCGCCGCCACCGGTGGGATTGACGTGGTATACAACGGCATGTCAGCCCACCTGCGTCCCGCTATCGGCAAGCTGACGACGGAGGCCGACCGGCCCCAACGCGTGCGCTACTACCGCACCGGCTGGGAGGACGATAGCTATACGTCGTTTCTGATGCCCGGCATGGACGATTCGACGCTCATCAGCGTGCCGCGCCAGATCGCCTATGCCGCACCGAAGCCGGGCCACGAGTTGGAGACGGGGCTGCTAGCCTTGACAAACCTCATCGATGCAATGCAGCCGAGATTGACGACGCCCATTATCGCCTCGCTGCTGATGCCGCCCATGCTGCGTCCGGCAGGGCTGGGCAATGAGCGGGTAGCCATCTTCATCGCCGGCCGGACCGGCAGCCTCAAGACGTCGTGGACGCAGGCGGCCATGTGCCTCTACGGGCCGGGGTTTGCGTCGAATGACAACCTGCTCAAACTGGGCGAGGGTGCGACCCGTAACGCCATCATGGCATTTGCAGCGCACGCTCACGATCTACCGCTGCTGATTGACAATTACAAGCCCAACACCGGCAACGGCAAACACGATTTCGTCAACCTGATTCACAACATACTCGAAGGCGGCGACCGCAAGCGCAGCAGCCGCGACGGGGAGCTGCGCGAGACAAAGCTGGTGCGCTGCATCCCCGTCGTAACGGGCGAGGACCTGCCGCGCGACGACGCGGCCAGCATCGCCCGCATCCTGCTCGTGACGTTCGACTGGCAGCGCGGCGAACCCAACGACCTGCTGACCAGTGCGCAGGACCTGAGCGAACATCTATGCGCCGTCGGCTGGGCCTGGATCACGTGGCTGCAATCCGATGATGGGCGCAGCGCCGCCAAGGCTGCCGGACGCACATTCCCCCGCCTGCGCTCTGAGTGGGCGGCGCGCCTGAGCCGCATCGAAAAGGACAGCGCCAACATTGCCCGCGTCGCGTCGAATCTCGCTGTCAATGAACTGGCCTGGCGCCTCGCCTGCGAACATCCCACCATCGGACCTGCGCTGCTTTCGTATAGCCAGGAGCACGCCATAGGGCTGCGTGCCATTGCCCGCACCATGGCGAAATCGACGGTGGAGGCGATGGAGGCGCTCCAGTACCGCAATGCACTGCGTGAGTTGATCGGCAGCGGGCAGTATAAGTTGATCGACCGCAGCCTCGGCAAGCCGGACAATTTCGAGCGCGACCGCGTGTTGGGCTGGGTGGATGGCAGCGGGGTGTATTTGCTGCCGGCCATTGCCCTCGCCGCGGTCAAGCGCCTGCTAGGGCCTACCCAGTTGCTAATCTCCCCACAAACGTTGTACGGGCAGATGCAGCAGTTGGGTTGGCTTGCCACGACAGGCGGGGATCAAACGACGCGGCTGGTATCCATTGGCGGCGAAAAGCAGCGTGTGCTGCATTTGACGCCGGCCATCCTGGACGCGAACGCGGACGGCATCGACACGATGGACGAAAGCGAGGCGGCATGCGCAGCAACTGGCCTATAGTAACTGAAAATCACCTCGCGGTAACTGACTTTTGCGGCGCGGTAACTGAACTTCAGTTACCGCAAAACGGCCATTTTGCCGCCCATGCAAGCAGGCCAAGTCGCTTCGTACACTGGAGGACGACAAAACAAGTATATGTAGTAACTATAGTAACTGAAGTAACTGACTTTTTACATGATAGAGAACCATCGCGTGTGACCCTTCAAATATATGTATATGTTTTTGTCTTTCTAAAAATCTCTCTATCGCGGAAAAAGGCAGTTACTTCAGTTACCGCGCCCTCTTTGGCCGTTTTTGGGGGTGTCGCGTGACCCCCCTGCCCACCGACGCCGGCACCCTGACCCTTGGCCTATGGGCCGCGGACGGCCACGCGGCGCTTACCGCGACCCTCCGCGACTGGCAGGGGGAGGCCATCGCCGACGCGCTGGCGCTTACCGGCCAACCCTGGACAATCCTTGCACAGGCTTTGGCGCAGGCGGCGCTGATGGGGGCGGAGGCGGTGGTCATCCTCACCAACGCCGGCGACCTGGTGCGGGCGCTGAGTCCGCCGTTTGCGCCCCCGCCGCCGGCGCAGACGCAGCGCATCTTCTACAGCCGCGGCGAATGGGTGGATGTGGGCTACGGAGGCGATGCGGCGCACTGGCAGGTACTGGCGGCGCTCGGGGGGCAGTGGGGCGGACGGTTCAAGGCGATGATGGTAGGCGATTTGCCGAAAGCGAGGGAATTATGGCAGTACTCACAAAGCAACGCGAAACAGTGACACCCAGCAAGATCGAGGCCGCACGCGGCGCGGCGGTGGCGGCGCTCAACGCAGCCTACGCACCGCAGCCCATCGCCCAGCCGGACGGCTCGACGCTGCACCTGTGCTGGCATGGGCGCATCGCCCGCGGTTACGAACGGCTCGCCGCGGCGCGCAGGGCGAAGGACGCGGCGGCCGTCGCCACGATCACCGCCGCCATCCGGGGGCTGGAAGCGCAGGCCAACGACGCACTGGCGACGGCGGAACGCGCGGCGTCCGACTGGGCGGCGATGGCAGCGGCGGCCGGCAGCGCGGCGGACCCGCAGAGCGTCTACCCCGGCGCTTGCACGTGCGTGGGGTGCAAGGCAGCCGCGGCCCACCACGACCACAACGAGGCACGCGGGCGCTACAGCGATGCGCTCTACCGGCTGCTGGCCCCCACGTCGGGCGACTGCCCGCTGCTGGACATCATCGCCGCCTGCGACACGGAGACGGGGCGGGACAAGATGTGGGCAGCGCTGCGCACCATCTACAGCGCCGGCCGCGCCTACGAAGCCGCGTGCAAGGCGGCGGACGTGCCCCCCAACTGGCGCGCCGCATTGTATCCCGGGGAGGAATAGGGCATGGGCATCAGCGAGCGCGAGTACAAAGCGATGTTGGCCGGCAACCCCGAACTGGTGGTGGCCGACGACCCCGGCGCGGCGACGGCGGCGCAACTGGAACAGATGCTGGCCAGGGGCGGCGCCACGCCCGTAACGGCGGTTACGCCCGTCAACGCACTGGCGCAGCGCTTCGAGGCGCTGTGGCAGACGTGGGGCGGCCCCGACCTGCGTCGGGAGTACCGGTTCCACCCCGCCCGCAAATGGCGCGCCGACTACTGCCACCTGCCCACCAAGACCATCATTGAGTTGGAGGGGGGAATTTACAACGGGGGGCGCCACACGCAGGCCGCGGGCTTTCGGGGCGACTGCGAAAAGTACAACGCGGCGGCGATGCTGGGCTATACCGTGCTGCGCCTGGCGACGGGGCAGGTTGACGACGCCCACGTGGGCGAGATTGCCGACTACGTGCGGCGCAAGGCAGGGCAGTGACCATGCCCGCGCTGATCACTTTCGCCGCTGGGATGCTCGCCACACTCGCCATTGTCGCCGTCGTGCTGCGCGACTACCAGCGCCGCGCCGACGACTGGGAGCGCAACTACTATGCCGAGTGCAAGCGCCACGACCGCACCCAGTGCCGCCTGCTGGCATTGCAGCGCGAGCGCGACGCGGCGGCGCTCCACCTGCAAGCCCTCGCCGCGACCACGCAATCCGCCACGCAGCAGGTGCATGGGCACGCACCGGCGCTGCATTTAGGTGGCGACCTGCGCGACCGGTTTTCTCGCAACTAGGCAACACCATCAATCAATTCAGCCAACGAAAGGACAGGGAGAATGGCACAGGAAAAGACCTTCGACAAAGCGGACCTCCTCCGCTTCTTCCATGACACCAACCAAGACGCCACGGTGGGCAAGTTCACTGTGATCCACCCACCTTCCCCGGCGCAGCTCGCATTCGACCAGGAGGCGCAGACGGGCGAAACCATCCGCTACCCAGTGATCGCCGAAACCACGGCGCTTTACTGTGAACGGTACGGTTTCAGCCTGTGCGTGCAGTCGGTCATCTTCGCCGACGGTGGCAACCAGTACCTGCCGAAAGGCGAGCCGTTGCGCGTGCTGGCCTCGGATCGCCGCGTCACCACCCGCTATGGTGGCACGTCGGCGCAATTGGTGCGCTGGGCAATCGAGCTCGCGGAGGAGTGGCGCAGTATGGTGCGGTATGCATTGCCGGTGGGGCCTATCGACCGCCGGCCGGCGCGCAGTGATGACCCCGATCATACGCCGACCGGCGAAACGATCGACGATGTACTGGCGGGGCGCGATGCGGGCAGCGGTACGAATGAGGAAGGCGGTGACGCATGACACAACCCGTAACAATGATTACGAAAGACGCCACCCTCGACAACCTGAGCCTGTCCGACTACCAGGACATGGTACAGGACCTGCGCACCACATTGTCGCTCGACAAATTGATCCAGGTGCTGGGCAGCCAGTACAGCAAGCCGCTGTGGGCGAAGGTCGAGAAAGGCGAGGCGCCGCCCAACCGTAACCAGCGTAACGAATTGCGCCGCTACTACGGTATGCCCGAACTACCGCCCACCGTCGCCGAAGCCACCGCCAGCGCATCGCCCGACGCGGCGGTATGGCAAGTGGGCGACGGTCCGGCAGAGCATGTAATCATGGTGACAACGCCGCAGGCAGCGCAAGCCATCACGCTGCACGTTAACGGCGCAGTGAGTGTCGTTGACGACGCTGCGCAAATGCCCCGTAACAACGGTTACAACGGGCAAGGCGCAGCGAGACCGCCGCAAAGGCACCGCACACGCCCCACAGCGTCTGAGGCCCAGAATAAGCGCCGCGAGGCGTTGGGTGTGAAATGGTCTGACATCATCGAAAAAGGGCTGTGCGCCCTGGAAAGCGAGCACCGCAATGACTGACACCGACATCGCATTTCAGAACGCACTGCTGCGCGAGGAGGCGGCGTTCCGTGCGGCCATGCGCGGCGTGTGGCCGACGCCCCTGCGCCTGGATGCCGCCAAGTTTGCCGGCAGCGAGGCGGGCGAGTGCTGCGATGCGGACCTGCGCAGCAGTGAGACGTGGCTGCGCAACAACGCACGCACGCCGGAACCCACGCGCGAGGCGGCGCAGTTGGGCATGATGATTTGCACCGCGCTGCTCGACACCGACCCGGCGCAAGTGCGCGACCTGGAGACGCGGCTGCTCGGCTGCGTGATGCGCGAGTTGGGCTATGCAATCGAGGCCCTCGCCGACGGGCGCAACGGGGAGCAGCCGCTGCGCAAGGCGCTGGGCTACTGGGTGCAATACGCGGCTCATTTCGGCCATCCGATGGATCTGCTGCGCGACGAGCACGCGCGGCTGCAAGCAAAATGGAAGGCGGTGCAAAAATGATGATGGACGATTTGGCGGTGGCGGTGGATGTGCTGGCGGGCCGGGTGGCGGCACTGACGGCGCAGATCGGGGCGGCGCTGGCCGATGCGCACGCGTCGCGCGAATCGCTGGCGGTGGTGTCAGGGGAGCGTGATGCGCTGCTGAAAGAGCGTGATGCGTTGCGCGACGATCTGGCCGACGCGCGCAGGGACATTGCGGCATTGTACGCGACCGGTCCCACGTGGGAACAGGTGCAGCAAGCAATGGTGAGCGCCGGCGTGCTGGGTATTGCACTCCATTCGCACGGGGAATGGAGTGTCGGCGTAAAAAACGGCGGCGGCATTGGCGACACGCTTTCCGACGCAGTACGGGCGGCCCAACCATGACCCGCCTCATCATCCTCTGCGCCGCCATCGTCGCGCTGCCGGCCGCCGTCGCCATGCGCCTGGCGTGGCGTGGTCCGGTGTTCCTGGAGGTGGGGCAGTGACCCACACCCGCCGCCCCTGCCCGCACTGTGGGCGCATGGTGGGCAACCGCCATTTCGCCACCAACTGCCCTGCCGAGCCAACGACCCACGACGCTATCGGGCGCATCCTCCCCGATCCCGACTATCCCGGCGTAGGGCTTGACGTCCGCACCTACGACGTCGCCCGCATCGCCGCGGGCCAGCGCCACCTGCCCACCGCGATTACGCTCTATCGCCACTACGGGGGCACATGGGCCGCGGTCTGCGAGCACTACGGGCTGATATCGCCCGGCAATGCGCTGCCGGCGTGCCCCCACTGCGCTACGCAGATGACCGTCAATCGCCTGTCCTCGCACGTCGCAGTCTGCCCCCACAACCCAACGGTGCACGCGGCGGTGCTGGCCGCGCTGACGGCGGGGTGCGCGCCGGGCGAGGGCGTCGGATTCAGCATCTACCGCGATTACCGGGAGCACCAGGAGCCGACGCTGCCCAACGCCGACATCTTGTTGGGCTACGCCGGCAGCGAACGGTGGGGCGACGTGCTGGCGCGGTTCGGCCTCACCCCAGCGCGGCGCACCGTGCGGCGCACTACGACTGGTCGCACGTCTCGCCCCGCAGACCCGCTGGACAGCGCAGCGCAGGCCGTTGTGGATGAGGCGGCCATCCGGCGCTGGGAGGCGCGGACGCTGGAGCACGAGCGTTACGGCGGTTACGGCCTGACGGTGTGCGGGGAGCGAACGCTGCCGGATGGCCGCGTCGCGCATCTGGTGCGATAAACAGGGGGATTGAAACTGTGACCGGTATGTGGTATCCTGGACGATATAAGCGGGGCGGCTTCGGTATGACGACCTAGGCCGCCCCTGAGCAACATCGGCGAGAACGCGCCGCGTGCCTTTGCTAATGATAGCATAGCCTACGCGCACACCTCGCCACAGTCGGCGGGGTGTTTTTTGTTTAGTGCCCACATGGGCGGGGAGGGTGACACATGGCATCTCAACGGAAACCGGAGATTAAGTTGCAGTGGAAGGGTAAGCACAAGGTTTACCGGAAGCACACCGAGGCACTGGAGGACGGTGCGAAGAAATGGGCGTGCAAGATCGTTAAGCTGGAAGATGGGCTCGTGCACGCTGTGGAGAGCATGGCGGACTACAACGCCCTGCTCGAAGTGTCGCAGATTATGCGGTAAGGGGGAGCGTGACGATGCTGAAAATTCTTCAAGCGTTGGCCGTGGGATTCGGCGGGCTGGGCGTGCTGATGGCCGCGCTGGCACTGCTAGGGGGCGCATAGTGGACTACGTGCTGCACACCCCCATCATCATCATCCTGCTGCACGCGGCGACCCTGTGCGCCGTGTTGGGCGCGCTGAGCGGCGCGGCGGCGGCCGCCGTCTACGTGCGGGCGCGCCGCTAGGAGCCACCCATGCCCCGCCCGCTGGACGCCAACGAAATCAGCGCCATTCTGCGCCAGTCTGAGCGCGAGACCCGCCAACCCGAGCGTACGACGGTGGGCGATGTCGGCGCGCAGATGGCGCAGGCGCTGATGGTGGGCGGCTTTGCGGCGCTGGGTTTTGGCGGCGTGATGACGCTGTTGCAGGCGCCGGGCGAAGTCGTCATGCAAATTGCGCTGACCTCCGGCATGATCTTCGCCGGCATCGCGGGCGCGCTGCGCATCATCCCCGGCGACAAGCGGCGGGCGTGGCAGGAGCGCCGGCGCTGGGATGCGACCATCAGGGCGGAGCGGGCGCGCAAGGAAGAGGCGTACCGGGCGATCGAGCGCCTGGAGGCGGCGCACGCAGCGGAGATTACCCAGTGGCAGCACGCCAACCAGGAGCTGCGCAACGACAATAAAACGCTGCGCGCCGAGAACAACCGCTACCAGGAGGCGCAGCGCAGCCCCAACTACACCACGCGCAGCAACGTGGCGGCGGGGGTGGTGGGCGACGCGGGCAAAATCCTGGAGCACTGGTTTGCCACGCTGGGCGAGCCGGACGCCGCGGGCCAGCGCCGCGGGGAGTGGTGGAGCCGTCCCAGGGCGCAGGCGGCGGGGTGGACCAAAAGTCGCCAGGAGGCCGCCGCGGAGCTGCTCGACGACGCCGGC